AGACTGATGAACGACCCTGACAAATACTGTAAAATTTGGAGGGAATTTCAAACTGACGTTCTTCCAAAGTATTGGGTTGTGTGGCCACACTCAGAGTCGAAGGGATGGTGTGATAGACTTACAGGACAACTAAATCATAATCACGTTAGCTAATGATTTTCACAGATTCTCCGAAATTTGTTGTAAATTTGGAGAGACGAAAAGATAGGTTCGAATCCATCAAAAAGGAGATGGAGTATATCGGTTGGGAATACGAGTATTTTCCTGCGGTGGATACAAACAGTCATGTTGGGTGCACAAAATCACATTTGGAAATTATAAAGCTTGCCAAAGAGAGAAATTATGATAAGGTTCTCATAGTTGAAGATGATTGTACCATAATGCCTTATGCAAAATCTTTCATCGAAAAATGCGAATCTACAACAGAAAATTTTGAGTTTTCCGTTGTAAACTTAGCTCCCACTTTGAACAGACCGGTCAATAGAAGTGAGAAATTTCCTTGGTTTTTGGATGCAACTAATCTACCTCCCAAGGAGGAACATCATAGGGGAATTTTTGCTACCAACATGATAATGTATCATAGTTCAGTTTATGATAAGGTTTTAGAAATAGAAGAGGCTTCAAAATTGAATTATTTTGCAATTGATGACTTTATCTATCAATTTATTACAAGTATTTATCAGAGTTATGTACCCATAGTACCAATAGGACCTCAAATTTCTGATTGGTCAGATGTGTCACACGGACAGTATAATAATTTTTATACTCAAACTTATAATTGGAATCAATACTCTCCTGTGAAAATACCTGGTGAGTTTTTAAGTTTACATAACAATAAATCTACAAAAGAACAAAATATTCATATAGAATTTACCCATGCGAACTAAATTTATAACTTGTATCTACAGTGATTTGGCTGGTACAGGGTTTGGAGGAAGAAGCTCAAGAGGCGGTCATTATCAATACAGTTTACTTTCACTTTTGAAAATCACAGGTGCTGATTTTGTTTGTTATACCTCAGATAGAGAGATAGAAAGATTAAAAAGGTTTTTTTATACCGAAAATAATATTAGTGAAGATAAACTTCAATTTGTAATCTTTGATTTGAAAAAAACTAAATTCGAAGAACTCCTTTCCAAACACAAAAATTATGAAGATGCTAAAACTGGTGACAGATGTATTGAAATTCAGTGGTCAAAATTTGCTTGGTGGTGGAATGAAGATAAATCTTATGATTATTATTTTTGGATTGACGCAGGTTTATCTCACTGTGGTCTTATACCAAACAAATACCTTACAGGTAGTTTACACCCTCAAGGTAGGTATTATGAAAGTAATCTTTTCAGTAATAGTTTTCTCAAAAATTTGATTGAGGATACTGAAGGCAAGTTCTTGATATTGGGAAAAGACAATGAAAGAAATTATTGGTCTGGAACTGTGAATGAAAAGTGGTACAACAATTACGATAGAAGTATTCATATTATAGGTGGAATGTTTGGAGGTCATAGGGACCTGTGGGACAATGTTGTTGGTATTTTTGAAAATTATGTTAATCAAATAACACCAGTCGAAAGAGTATATCATGAAGAGGTTATTATGAGCTTGATGTATCAAAATCATAAAGACTTGTTTGTACGTAAGCACTTTGACATTTGGTGGTGTCCTGATAATTGTCCATCAGGCACGAATCCAAAACTGTTTGAAGAAAATAAAAGTTTTTACAGAATATTAGAAGAATTTAATAGAATTTATGAGTAATATAACATTAGTCACAGGTATATGGGACATCGGTAGGTCCGAATTGAGTGAAGGTTGGTCACGACCTTATCAACACTATTTAGATAAATTTGAAAAATTGTTAGAGGTTGATGCTAACATAATTATCTATGGCGATAAAGAATTAGAAGAATTCGTTTTCTCAAGAAGAAAACAGTCCAATACACAATTTATAGAAAGACCCCTTTCTTGGTTTCAAAACAATGAATTTTTCCCTTTGATTCAAAATATCAGAAATAGTAATAGTTGGAAAAACTTGGCTGGTTGGTTGAAAGACTCAACACAAGCTCGTTTGGAAAATTATAATCCATTGGTAATGTCCAAAGTATTTCTGTTGAACGATGCTAAAATAATGGATAAGTTTAATTCTGAATATCTTTTTTGGATTGATGGTGGATTAACAAATACGGTGCACCCTGGTTATTTTACACATGATTTGGTTTTAGATAAACTATCCAAATATATTTCAAAATTCTCTTTTATCTGTTTCCCTTACGATGCTGAAAGGGAGATTCATGGTTTTGAATATAATAAATTGAATGAAATTGCTGGTGCCAAAGTTAACAAAGTTGCTCGAGGTGGGTTTTTTGGAGGACCGAGAGAAACGATATCAAACTTGAATTCAATCTATTATGGATTATTAAGGTCCACTTTGGAAGAAGGTTTCATGGGAACTGAGGAGTCTATCTTCAGTATAATCTGTTATAAACATGCAGACCTTGTAAATTATTTCGAAATTGAATCCAATGGATTAATTGGTAAGTTTTTTGAAGACTTGAAAAATGACAAGCTCGTGCCGAAAAACGAAAAGTCGGCTACCATACAAAACAAGCTTGATACAAGTAAAGTGGGTTTATATGTCATTGGTTTTAACAGTCCCAAACAATTTCAAACGTTGATTGATTCAATGATGGAATATGATAAAGATTTTTTACTCAAAACAAAAAAGTTTTTATTGAATAATTCAACTGACCGAAACACAGATTTAATTTACAGTCAGATTTGTGATGAATATCAATTTGAAGAAATAAAAAAAGATAATTTGGGTATTTGTGGTGGACGCCAATTTATTGCAGAACACTTTGAAAACGAAACCGATTTGGATTACTATTTGTTTTTTGAAGATGACATGTTCTTTTTCTGTAAACCAGATGAAGTGTGTAGAAATGGTTTCAACAGAATGGTTCCAAATCTTTTCACAAAGTCATTAGAAATTACTAACAAAGAAAATTTTGATTTCCTCAAACTTAATTATTCTGAGTTTTTTGGTGACAACAGTATTCAATGGTCTTGGTATAATGTACCACAACATGTGAGAGAAGAATTTTGGCCAGGAAAACCAAGGCTACCCCAAATGGGACTTGACCCAAATGCTCCCAAAGCAAAATATGATTCTATTCTATCTCACAAAGGAGTTCCATACGCAACAGGAGAAGTTTATTATTGTAATTGGCCTCAGATTGTTTCAAGACCTGGTAATGTCAAGATGTTTTTGGACACCACTTGGGCGCATCCTTTTGAACAAACTTGGATGAGTCATATGTACCAATTGACAAAGAAGGGTGAATTGAAACCGGGTATTTTATTACTCACTCCAACGGAACACAATAGATTTGAACATTACAGTAGAGATTTAAGGAAAGAGTCATAACAATATATTTATTGTTATGGAATTTTATATCGCTAAGAATGCTACCCTTCCGTTGCTTAAAATGCAGGTTGTTCAAGACGGGAGGTCGAGTTATTTGGAACTGATGAAGTCGTTGCCGTATTCAACAATCTTTTTCACAATGGTTGATGTTTATACAGGTATTCCGAAAATTGTCTCAGCTCCTTGTTATATAGTTTCATTGATATTGCCTGAGCCAGGAGCATTGACAGAGTATTATATTTATTTTCAATTTACATCGATGGATACTGATACACCAGGAAGATATCAAGGTCAGTTTTTGATAAAAAACGATGAAGGCAATTTAATTCTTCCACTTAGAGAACAACTATATATTAATATCGAAGACAGTTTTATCGCAGAATCTGCCTGTTGTTAATTTGATTGGTAATCCCTTTTTATTATATTTATTATTGAATGAGTAAGGTGAACTTCACGATAGTGTGAAAGCTAATAAGCCACTCGGAAAATATATGATATCAAGTCAAGAAATTGAGGACTTTCTCCACGGAAATGACCCAGAACAATTTATAATAGCTATCGAGTTTGACTACGTTTCAAATTCAATTTACAAAGTAAAAGAAATACCAGGTAAAGGAAAAGACATCCGTAAAGACCATTTCATACCATTTGCTTGGGTTGGAGACCTTAGAGGTTGTGGTTTTTATAATGATTCAAAGTTAGCACAAAAAGAAGCAATGTCCAAACATGGAATTGTGATTGAAAAACTTGAAACGAAAGGAGATGAAAGACTAGAAAAAGGTCTATTATATTTGGTAAAATCACTAAAAGGTTATAGAGAACTAATACAATTTTTTAGAGATGGTAATTTTGACCCTTGGAGTGATAAGTCAAAAGATAAAATTTTAATCCTCCCTCCTGTTGAACAATATTTTATTGCGAAAGAAAAAAGATTATTTAAAGGATTCTATGATTACGACCAAGTGACTCGTTTGGTTTTTGACTTGGAAACAAACGCATTGGACCCGAAAGACGGACGCATATTGATGATTGGAATTAAAACGAACAAGGGATATAATAAGGTTATTGAATGTCTTAATGAATCTCAAGAAAAGGGTGCAATCGTCGAATTTTTTAATATAATCGACCAAATAAAACCTTCAATTATAGGAGGTTACAACTCAGCAAATTTTGATTGGAATTGGATTTTCGTAAGAGCACAAATACTTGGTATTGACCTAAGAAAAACAATTAAATCTCTACACCCACAACATTCTTATACAAGAAAGGAAAGTATTTTAAAACTTGCAAATGAAGTTGAGGATTATCTTCAAACTTCAATTTGGGGGTACAATGTTATTGACATCCTTCACTCAGTTCGTAGAGCTCAGGCAATTAATTCAAATATTAAAGCTGCAGGTTTAAAATACATTACAAAGTTTATTAATAGAGAAGCCAAAGACCGTATATACATAGAGCACGCACATATCGGAAAGATGTACGCTGCTAAAGAAGAGTATTGGTTGAATATTCAAAACGGTAATTACAAAAAAATTGGAACAGACGAAAAAATAGATGAGGTTTGTAAAAAGAGAGACGATGTTTACATCCGAACTACAGGGGATAATCTCGTTGAAAGATACTTAGAGGACGACTTGGAGGAATCTTTGGCAGTCGATAAGGAATTTAATCAAGCTTCATTTTTGCTTGCCTCTATAATACCTACGACTTATGAAAGGGTCTCAACAATGGGAACTGCGAGTCTATGGAAAATGTTAATGATTGCTTGGTCTTATAAAAATGGATTAGCGATACCTCAAAAACAACCCAAGACAAACTTTGTAGGAGGTCTTTCACGACTACTCAAGGTAGGATACAGTAAGAATGTACTCAAATTAGACTTTTCTTCCCTATACCCATCTATTCAACTTGTACATGATATATTCCCTACATGTGATGTCACGGGAGGTATGAAGGGAATGTTAAAACATTTTCGTGATACTCGTATCAAATACAAACAACTCGCTGAGGATTACTATTTTACAGACCAAGAAAAATCACTTTCATATTCGAACAAACAACTACCAATAAAAATATTCATCAACTCAATGTTTGGTGCTTTGTCAGCTCCTCAAGTATTTGCTTGGGGTGACATGTATATGGGTGAGCAAATCACTTGTACTGGTCGTCAGTACCTTCGTCAAATGATTAAGTTTTTTATGTGCAAAGGTTACACCCCTTTAGTTATGGATACGGATGGCGTTAATTTCTCAAGTCCAGAAGATTCAGACACTCATAGATATATTGGTCGTGGTTTGAATTGGAAAGTAGATGCGGGTAAAGTGTATTTTGGTCCCGAAGCTGACGTCGCGGAGTATAATGATATATTCATGAGAGGGGAAATGGCTCTTGACACAGACGGCATATGGCCTTCATGTATAAATTTATCGAGAAAAAACTATGCTGTGATGGATTCTAAAGGAAAAGTAAAGTTGACTGGAAACTCTATAAAATCAAAAAAACTTCCACTATATATTGAAGAATTTTTAGACAATGGTATTAAAATTCTGTTAGAAGGTAAGGGAAAAGAATTTATAGAGTATTACTATCAATATCTACAATTAATATTCGACAAAAAAATTGCTTTATCTAAAATTGCCCAAAGAGCTAAGGTTAAATTGACACTAGATGATTATAAAAAAAGATTGTCTCAGCGAACCAAAGCGGGTAATCAGATGTCAAGAATGGCACATATGGAATTAATATTACAAAACAATCTTACTGCAAATTTGGGCGATGTAATAATGTATGTTAATAATGGCGTAAAAGCATCTCACGGAGATGTTCAAAAGAAGGGTGAGGGTGTTCAAATAAATTGTTATATGTTGGATTCCGACATTCTAGATATTAATCCTAATATGACCGGCGATTATAATGTTCCGAGAGCGGTTGTTACTTTTAACAAGAGAATTGAACCTTTACTAGTTGTATTTAAACAGGAAATCAGAGATGCATTAATTGTGAACGACCCAGCTGAAAGAGGAATATTTACTACATCTCAATGTGAACTTATCAACGGCATACCTTTCAATAGTGGAGACCAAGATAAATTGGAAGAAGACGTTCTTCAAATAACTGAACAAGAATTGGAATATTGGAAAAGAAGAGGATTAGAGCCTGATTACATTTACAATCTGGCTGATGAAGGATGGGAGAAAAAATTAGGATTGTTTCAATCCGTCTGATGAGAGAATATACCAATTACCCCTAACGAATCTAAACTCCACACAAGCAAATTTATCTAATTCAACTTCATTAAACTCTTCATCGATTAAACCCAAATCAGGTATTACCACTAGTTTTGTCATTGATTTTACAACCACATGGTCACTTGTCTTTGAATTTAAATAAAGAATTGATTCTTGAATTCCTCTTACAACAACACAAGCTTCACCCTGAATTGTATAAGATGGCTCTGATACAATTGCGACTTCAGAGGTTTCAATTTTAAACCCATTTATAATTCTTATGGAAGGTATTGATTTTACAATTGCCATTAGATTACGTAAATTTGACGGGGCATCGCTCTATATCTCATTTGTTTGTTAAGATTTTCTGCAATTGTGGCTTCTCTCTCCATTACTTTTTCAGGTCTAAGTCTTGTTAACCATCCTTCAGGACCTGTCAGTTCCTCGAGTAATTTTAATTTTTCGTCTTTGGATTCAGTTGATAAACTTTGATAATCCAAAGTAATTTCACTATCAGGAGTTTTCAAATTACCTGAGTATTTTCCTCTTACTCGCGCCAATGTCTCTTTACAATAGGCGGTAAACCATCTACGGACCCATTGTTGGCCAGGAACGTTTATGTCTTCCCAAGAAAGGGATTCGATTGGAACGTCTGTTGGTAGTTTTATGACGTCTGGGTTCGCTTTGAGACAATCTAGTCTATCATCGGGCCCTACATCATAATACCAATACCAAACAGTTTTTCCAACATACAAGCTGTAATTACTCCAGTTGAATCTTCCACCGGGTGTATTATAAAGAAATATATTTTTCTTACCATCGGGTAAACCTGTTATTCTATAAGTTAATGAACCTCCTAAGATTCTGTTTAAAATATTTGCTTCTTGCATTCTTATCAAGTAGTCAAAACCTGACATCATAAAGTATGAGCCTTGATAACCCATTTGAGCATAACCTGCTTGGTCTGCACCCAAACCTATACCACCAAAACCAAATCCACCAATACCCCCTATTCCTAATGCGTTGAAAGGTCGGTTCGAGAACCATAGAAGTTCGTTTACTTCACGACCCGCAGGAATTTCGTAATTTTGTGTATTGGCACTAAGTTCAAAATAATCTTTTTTCAACACCCAAGGTCCTACTGTTTGTAGTCCCACAATTTTAGAATATGAGTATGAAAATTGTTGCTCAAAGTCCATAGTTCTTGTTATCAAAGCTCTAGCGACAGATTTTTCATTCATGTTCAAATTGACAAGGTTGACCCATTGAGAATCAATCAACCACTGTAGAATATACTCTTCATAATCGCCAATTGAAAGTTCCATCAAAGAGTCAAGCATTTCGTCAGTAAGTTCTACACTACGTAAAGGCGCTCCAAGTTGATTTCTTAATCTATTATAGATTCTACTTCTTTCTGGTTCAGGGATTACTGCCATCAAAATGATTTAGCTATAAATATCATCTCAAGGTATAAATAAAATCACTCACGGGAAACTTGTAGGCATTTATTCCTTTTTCGATATTTTTGTTTTCGAATACGATAGTTTCGAATGAATTACTGAAAATCATCCAATCAACATTATATTTTTTTACACTACTTGGTGTTAGTACTACATAATTTTCATCCTCAATAAAGTATGTAGAAAATGGCTTTATTTGTGATTTGTAAATTTTACCGTCAACCTGAATTTCGCAATCTAACCCCTCAGAATCAGATTGTGCCCCGAAAGAACTTTTTATTTCTACATTACCTTCTCCAAATTCTTTTTCCAATCTTTCTTTGGACCATGATTCTACTTTTCCTCCTTTTATTTTACTTTCACCTAAGTTTGACATAATAGCAATGTAAAAAGCAGAATCTTCTTTAAAAATTTTGTCAGCGCCCATTACAAGTATTTTGACAAGTCTTTTGATTCCCTCAATTTGTTCTTCGGGTTTTTTCCCCCGCAATAAAATTTTTGGTTTTCCCAAAGAAGAAAGTAGGGCGTTCACACTTTTTGTTATCATACAAAAAGCCCTGTGATTACCAGCTAAATAACTAATGTCGTGCCTTGTTCCATCTTTATAGAAACCTTGCATTCTGTTTTGACTGATGTCTTTTTCTTTGAATTCTAACCAAGAAATTTTTTTGAGAGCGGTATAAATTCCACCACCATATATTTTACTAATCTCGTTGTTTTCTAATAAGGATTGAAAAAAGTTATCATCCTCTTTACCACAAGATTGAATAAAATTTTTTTTACCTTCCATTAGTAACCCTTGACCAATTTTTGATTCAATAAGGTTCGTTTTGGATTTCATTTCGAATAGTTTGGAAACAAAATCCCAATTTACAACTTTCCAAAAGTTTGTGATGTATTCGTCTCTTTTGTTTCTGTATTTGAGATAATAAGCATGTTCCCATAAGTCCAAACCCAATAATGGAAATCCCCCACCTTCAACAACGTTCATAAGTGGGTTGTCTTGATTTGGAGTAGACATTATTTTCAAATTTCCGTTCTTAGTTAATAGTAACCAAACCCATCCTGACCCAAACCTGTCTTTAGCAATCGTTTCAAATTTCTTTTTGAAATTGGTGAATGTACCATATTCTTTGGTAATCTTTTTATAAAGTTCGCCAGTCAATTTTTTTGGCTTCGGTGTTAACATATTCCAAAACATTGCGTGGTTGAATGCTCCACCAGCGTTATTTCTTATTACTTTGTCGTACCTTGAAATATTTTTAATTATTTTTTCAAGTTCCAAATCACCGTAATTCTTTTTGGCTAATGCGTCGTTCAATTTATCTACATAACCCTTATAATGTTTGTTGTAGTGAAATTCCATTGTCTCGGGGTCAATGAATGTTTTGAGGGCTGAGTAAGAATAGGGTAATTTTTCTATCCCTATTTTTTTCATTTCTGTGAGGAGTAAATTTTTCTCTTCGTTCACTTTGTTTTCCAAAATCTTATATTCGATTTTTTGGATTTCTTCTTGTAATTTTTTCATAAATAATGAAAGGCGTTTTATATAAATAACACGCTTTCTGATATTATCTCATTTCGTTGATGCGGTTCATTATTTCTTCCACGAAGTCCGCAGAATTTTGAATGTCCCCCATAACAGTAGCAATAACGTTTTTCTTTTGGTTTAATATGTCATAGATTATACCCTCGATTGTGTTTTCAAAGATGGGGTAATATACCAATACATTGTTCTTTTGACCGTATCTGTATGCTCGGTCTTCGGCTTGAGAGTGGTCGGATGGTAAAAAAGATAAGTCGTTCATTATTACAGCTTCGGCTGACGTGAGTGTGATACCGACACCAGCGGCCTTAATGTTTCCAACAAACACCGTAATTTTTTCGTTTTCTTGAAATTGGTCCACTGCTAATTGTCTTTCGGGTTTTGACATTGAACCATCAAGTTTAACTGCTGACTTACCAAAATGTTCACAGATTTTATTTAGAGAGTTAGTAAAATTACAAAATATTATAACTTTTTTTCCTTGTTCTAATATGTTTTCGGCAAGCTCAATCGTTTGATTTGTTTTCTCATCTGCAATAATTTGTCTTACTTTTGTGAGTTTTGTAAATTGAACAGTGAGAGATTTGGATTCTTCAGGGTTTTTTTCGTACCAATTATAATATTCACCCATGAGTTCTTCATACTCTTTAGATTTAAGTCTAAGATATACAGGTGTAATAATCTTGTCTGGCAAATCTAAAACATCTTCTTTTAATCTTCTGAGTAATAATGATGATGTTCTGTCTCTTAATTCTTCCAAGTTTGATGCTCCCATCACATTCCAAACTTTTCTTGGACCAACCCTAAATTGATATCCCGAACAATATCTGATAACATAGGCCATCCAATTCTTGGCAACAGGTGAATCTACAAGACTTAACAAGTTATAATAATCAATTGGTCTTGATGTCATAGGTGTGCCTGTTAAAAGCCATAGTCGGTCAACTTTTTTGACTATGTCATTAATTAATTTTGTTCGTTGGGCTTGAGGATTTTTGATATAGTGTGCCTCATCAACAACCACCAAATCGAAATTCGCATTATTAATTTGTGACTCACTTTTTTTCTTAATGTCATGGAAATTTTTTATTATATCGTAATTTATAATAACAAAGTCGTGTTCTGTTGAAAAATTCTTTCCCTCCGCGATAAAAATACTTTTGTCAGTGTAGTTCTCAATTTCCCTTTTCCAATTTATTTTCAATGTTGCAGGACAAATAATAAGTATTTTTTTCGCACCTGTTTCAAGAGCGGCTATTATTGTTGAAGTAGTCTTACCAAGACCCATGTCATCAGCCAATATGAATTTTTTGTTTTCTACTAGTTTTTGAACCGCCTCTTTTTGATGATTAAGAGGAGGTCTTACAGAGTATTTTTCGTAGTTAATCACCACATCCTTAACGGTATTATCTTTTATTACAGCCGCCTTTGGAAGCCAAAAATCGTGAATTTCTTCAGAATCAAAAATTTTTCCCCAAATGTGAAAAGATTTTTCCCTTTCCGCTAATAATTTTTCCACCCATATTTTTGTTGGAATTTCAGTATATAATTTGTCGTCTGCGAGTTTTTGTGCAAAATAAGCATCTAAGATTATCCATTTTCGAGCAATTTTAGGGGAAATCTCATAGTTTTCAATTATGTATTCTGATTGACTTCTTGTTGGATAAAATTTTTTATTAATTTGAGACTTTCTTTTCAGCTCCAAAATGTAGTTGTTAGCCCCCTGATAGGTTTCGAGTAATGTGATGGCTTTAGACTCTAAACTAATTTCAGAACTCATTATTTGATATTAATATCTTTTCTACCATCATTCCAATATTCTTCACCACCATAGAAAATTAGAATTTCTTCATCTTTATCTATGTCTCTTGTTGCGTAAAACTCGAATGTATCATGTACTTTATTGGACCTCCAATTTGCATTTGGTGTGTTACTGTGATTATAAAAACTCGAAAAGCCTAAACCAACGACTTGTAATTCCCATTCTGATGTCCCCATAGGCCAATTAAATCGATGGTTAATCAAAATTGGGCTAGATGTTTTTTTAGGAATATTCAAATCCAAGTATGGGCATATTTCGAAAACTTCATTAATAAGAATTTTTTCAGAGGCAAATATTCCTCTACCGTGGATTGGACTTTTGTCCAAATAAATTTTGGTCGGTGGATTTACACGCATAGTACTTAGTCGAAATATAATCTTTGAAACAATATTTATCAATATGAGAGAAAATTTAGTTCCAATCACAAGACTCGGTAAGTTTTTCGGTGGTGAAGATTATGTTCTTGATATTGGTATGGGTGAGGAGTGGTTAATTGGAGATATGAATTTTACTGTCATTCTTTATAGAATAGATAGATATAAAACTAAAACTGATGATGTGTATGGTGAGGTTTTGGAAGATGGGATTCAATTTCTGGCACCTGTTGAAATAAAAGGATATGTCCAAGTTTCTTCTCCGACTAATAAATTATTGGGGACCTCAAAAGTTAAACAGCAAGAACCAGGTAATATGAGATTTAGTGTTTATCAAAAAACTTTAGAAGATTTAGGGGTTGAGATTTTTATGGGAGATTATTTGGGATACTATGAAAGTGAAGATAGAGTAAGATACTATGTTGTAGAGGACGATGGATATGTAAGGTCAGATAACAAACATACTTACGGTGGTTACAAACCGTTTTATAGAACAATTGTAGCTACTATGGTAAGTGAGAACGAATTTAAAGGAATTTAATTTATGAGATATATTCTTAAAGAATCACAACATAATATGTTAATCGAAACAGCCACTTTCAGTTCTGATGTCGAAAGAATTCAGAAAGTATTGGTTAGTAAAGGTTATGATTTAGGAAAGTATGGTCCTAATAAAGATGGTGTTGATGGTTTACTTGGTCCTCTCACAAGAAAAGCGGTTGAAAAAGAATTCGGACTTTCAGTCCCAAAGGATATAAAATTCCCTGAAAAAACTATTGGTGGTTACGATGCTGTCTTGGTTGGTGGGTTAGACTACAGGGTTGGTGATTTAAAAATTGGTTCTCAAGCTAATTTATTAAAACAAGGTTTGGGTGTTGATAAAAAGGTCAAAGAATTTACATATAATACACCAACCTCAACTATAGTTGAATTCATAAACCAAAACCAAAATATACCTGTGTATCTTTTCAGTGCGGGTTGTAGGAAATCCAGCGATATTGCAAGTGCTATGGGCACATCCAAAAACATGCTTTATATAATAGAGCCGTACGCTCTTGGTCCTGAGACAAAATCAAGTGTTAGAAGTGCAGTTGATAGCGGAGTACCGGCTTCAAATGTATTTGTTGGAAATTCCCAAGGTAGAGGGCTCGGAATAGTTAATGGTGCAAGTTCTTCCAAGTCCTCTTCTCATTGGAACGCATTGACGACTGTGGCTTCGATGACAAAAAATTAATATACTATGCCGTTACCAAAACAAGTAAAACCAACTATTCAATTAGTACCAAACAAAACTTTGAGCGCAAGGAGAGAACAATTATTGGAATATATAAAAAAAGATGGAACATATTTGCCAAAATCAGTATTACATGCTGATTTGGATAAGGGTATGTTAGAGTTTTGTAAAACAGAACTAAAGGTGGTCACTTCTGGAAAAATTGTTCCTTTTTTAGATATTATTATTACAAGTCAAAATTGGACTCAGTATTTGGAAACATCTAGTTTTGTAGATTTGGATTTTAATCCGAGTCCTCCTTTTATAACCCTTGTTAGAGTACCTGAAGTAAAGTTTGGCTCGAATCCTGCCACGAAATATAACATTCCGAATCGTAAACAGTTTTATTATGCTTCTGTCCCTACTTGGGATGGTAATATGCAAGGGATGGATATATATACAATTCCCCAACCTGTTCCTGTTGACATCAACTATAGTTTGAAGATTATTTGTAATAGAATGAGAGAGTTGAATCAGCTAAATAAAAACGTGATGTCAATCTTCGCTTCTAGACAAGCTTACACATTTATTAAAGGCCAGTATGTTCCTATAATTTTAAACAATGTAGGTGACGAGTCTCAGATGAATATTGAATCAAGAAAGTATTATATACAAAACTATGATTTTACAATGTTGGGTTATTTGATAGACGAGGAAGAGTTTGAGGTAAAACCTGCAATTCAAAGAATTACACAAATTGTTGAAGTTGACACTTCAACACTGAAAAAGAAAAGAAAAACTTGGCCACAAAATCCAAGTCAATTTCCATCTGATTTTTTATTTTTATCTGGTGTAACTTCTTTGAGTGAAAAAATAGATTTTACTGCTAAAATGTCGATTATATCAACAGATAATGTTTTGTCTTATGATGTTTATATCAACGGAGATTTTTATGGTACAAATGTTAATTTTATTCAAATTACTTTCAATGATATGTTAAGAGTAGATGTTGAAAAAGAAAATAACAGTAAACCCTCCTCTATAAAATTTGATAATAAACTTTTCTAATTTTCACCGTAGATATCCCTTTTTTCCTGACAATTTTGTATTATCAAATTTTCCAAAAATTTATAAATTTTCATACCTCTTTTGTCGCAATACTTTTTTAATATTTCGTGGACCTTAGGGTCTATTTTTATGTTTTTTATTTCTCTCTTAATTCTCATAGTAGAAAAAAGGTAGAATTTATTCCTACCGTTTATAAATAGATAATGAAAAGTAAAGTTTTTTCATTCCTATTAGAATATTTATCAATAAAATAAATCTCACAGAATAATTTAAAATAATGGCAACAACAACTGTAAACCAAAAAGTTTATGTTTCACCGGGCGTCTACACTTCAGAGACCGACTTATCGTTTGTAGCACAAAGCGTTGGTGTAACAACATTAGGTTTAGTGGGAGAGACTATCAAGGGTCCTGCATTCGAACCTGTTTTCATAACAAATTTTGACGAGTTTCAAGCCTTCTTCGGAGGTACTGAACCAACAAAGTTTGTAAATACACAAATTCCCAAGTATGAAGCCGCGTATATAGCTAAATCATATTTACAACAATCTAATCAACTATTTGTTACAAGAGTATTGGGATTGTCTGGATACGACGCGGGCCCGTCTTGGAGTATATCCATAGTAGCTAATCCTGACCCAAAAACAATCGGAATTAATGCGAGCGTCGCTCAAGTAAATTTCACAAGTAATTTCTCAGGTAACACGGGAGGTACCGTCAATTGGACTAGCTTACCCGCTTCTATTTCTACGGTATTCAATAATGTTTACACACTTAATAACGGAAGTACGTCATCTTACAATGCTAGTTGGAATACTGCTATACAATCTATTTTTTCTAATACCTCTTTATCAGGTAACACTGTTTTCTCTTGGGGTTCTATTCCTAGCAATAATTATTTCAATTTAATTAACGCTGGTTTTACAGGATTCACAGATGGGTTTGATGTTGACAATGTCAATCTTGATAATAATGAGTTGACGGATGGCCAAAATGATGCTTGGTTCTATGCTAACTTCGATTTACAGAGTGGAGATAATTATTCAGGGACATCTGTATCTTGGACCGTTAATCAATTGACAAATCCAAGTACGGGAGTTTTCTCGGGCTCTGTATCAGGTAGTATCTTTACTTACTCCGGCACAGCTTTCCATGATTGGAACAATATGGTTGTTGCTACATTAAGGTCAAGAGGAATTTCTTTATATACAAATAACTCATCAAGTCAAAATCATGGTCCTGTATATGAAGTAACAGGTCTTACTGATGTCAAATTGGTTTGTGATGGTCAATATAGTGGGGTAACTCAAAATCCATTATCTTTGTTCGGGGTTTCAGGAGTTACAAAAAATGGAGAAAGCTTTCAATTTGAAACTTCGTTGCAGTCTACTTCATCAGAATACATTACAAAAGTATTAGGAGTAGAAAATTTTCAAAAACCGAGAAATGAAGTACCTTTATTTGTTGAGGAAATTTACCCTGGTTCTCTATCCTATGGATATAATTCAAGTTATGTAAGAGGTCTTAATTGTAATTTAATTTCTTTACCTGGTTCAAGACCTGCTGCGGGGACCCCGTCTCAAACATCAATAGCGTGGAAATTACAAAAATATCAATCACCGAAAACACCTTTCTTAGTGTCTGAGTTGAGAGGTAATAAAGTTTATGACTTATTCAGATTTATATCAATTTCTGATGGTAATGCGGCAAACACTGAAGTGAAAGTATCAATTACTAATTTGTCATTTAATAATATGTCTTTTGATGTCTTAGTCAGAAACTTCTTTGACACAGATACAAATCCAATTGTTATTGAAAAGTTTACCAACTGTAATTTGGACCCAAGTTCTAACAATTTTATTGCTAAAAAAATTGGTTCATCAGACGGTGAATATATTTTGTTATCAAAATATATTATGATTGAAATGGCGGAAAACGCTCCAATAGATGCATTACCATGTGGTTTCAACGGGTATACTCAGAGAGAATATGGTTCATCTTCTAATTATGCTCCATATATCGTTTACAAAATAAAATATTATTATCCCCAAGAACCTATTTTTAACCCACCTTTTGCGTCTACAGTAAATTCACCTGGTGATGTTATAAGAAGAAGTTACTTAGGTTTTTCATCATATTTTGGCATTGATGATTCATTTCTTCAATATTTGGGTCAACAAAACCCACAGATTGATTGGGCAGATACAACTGAATCAATCCCTTGGAATGGATTAACTAAAGGATTTCATATGGACTCTGGTGCTACGGTTGTTACAATAGGTAACGTTTACACAACTAGTGGTGAACCTGCATATGAATGTGGAGTAGCTACATTTACATCAGACCCTGAGTCACAAGAAAATCCTTATTATTTTATATTTGCTAGGAAATACACAGTATGTTTTGCTGGTGGTTTCGATGGATGGGACATATACAGAGAATTTAGAACTAATAAAGATGAATTCCAACTTGGTTCTTCTGGATATCTTGCAGGAGCAGCGACCTCTATAAGATATCCCAATGCTACAGGTGAAGGTATTTTCAAGAGAATTATTGTAGAAAATAACACTCAAGATTTTGCTAATACTGACTATTATGCTTACTTACTTGGTATTCTTACTTATAGAAATCCAGAGTCAACAAACATCAATTTGTTCGCAACCTCGAGTATAGACTACGTAAACAATTCTAATTTGTGCGAAGAGGCAATTGACATGATTCAATTCCAGAGAGCAGATAGTGTTTATATAGTGACTACACCTGATTACGACATGTACACACCTGATTCAACTGATTCACTTCAAATTATTTACCCACAAGAAGCGGTCGACAACCTTGATAATACTGGTATCGACTCAAACTATACAGCAACATATTACCCTTGGATTTTAACAAGAGATACCGTAAATAATACTCAAATCTATCTACCGGCAACTGGTGAAGTTTGTAGAAATTTAGCACTTACTGATAATATCTCTTTCCCATGGTTCGCAACAGCGGGTTATACGAGAGGTTTAGTAAATTCAATTAAAGCTCGTATCAAGTTGACTCAAGAAGATAGAGATACTTTATATCAAGGAAGATTAAATCCTATAGCAACATTTGCAGATGTTGGAACTGTAATATTTGGAAATAAAACACTTCAAATTGCAGATACAGCTTTGAATAGATTGAACGTAAGAAGACTGTTATTACAAGCTCGTAAGTTAATCTCAGCTGTAGCTGTAAGATTACTATTCGAACAGAACGACCAAATAGTAAGACAACAATTCTTAGATAGTGTTAACCCAATCCTTGATGGTATCAGAAGAGATAGAGGTCTTTACGATTTCCGTGTGACCGTTTCTTCTTCTCCAGAAGATTTGGACAGAAACACTCTCACAGGTAAAATTTACCTTAAACCAACTAAAGCTCTTGAATTCATAGATATTGAATTCTTTATTACACCGACAGGAGCTTCGTTCGAAAATATATAATTAAACGGGGGGAGAAATCCCCCTTTTTTAGCCTCATATGGAAATTGTTTTAACAGAAGCATTCAAAGACGAAAAGACACCTGAACTGAAATACTATGCTTTTGATTGGGATGATAATATCGTTCATATGCCTACTAAAATTATGGTAAAGGATGATAAAGGAAATGAAGTGGGTATGTCAACCGAGGATTTTGCTGAGCACCGTCATCACATCGGAAAGAAAGATTTTGACTACAAAGGAAAAACAATCGTTGGTTTTACAGATAACCCATTTAAATATTTCAGAAGTGAGGGAGATAAAGATTTTTTAATTGATGCAATGAAAGCAGAAACTGGACCAGCGTTCAATGATTTTAGAGAAGCGATTAACAACGGTTCAATATTTTCAATCATTACTGCTAGAGGACACAACCCAAATGTAATTAGAGAAACAATCTACAATTATATCGTTTCAGGTTTCAATGGCATTGACAAAGACAAACTGATTAAAAACCTAAAAAAGTACAGGTCATTTGTAGGTGAAGATGAAATGTCTGATGAAGAATTAATCAAAACTTATTTGGCTCTAAATAAGTATCATCCTGTGTCGTTCGGAGACGAATCAGGAGCAACTAATCCTGAAGAAGCAAAGGTGAAAGCAATGAAAGATTTTGTCGAATATATAAAAGGGATGGCTGCAATCCTAAATAAACGAGCTTGGTTAAAAAATGATGTAGGAAATAAGTTTATTCCATCTGAGCCAGAGATAGGATTTTCAGATGATGACCCAAAAAATGTAGAAGTAATTAAGAAAGCTTTTGATAAAGATGATATGGTTAAAACTTATTCTACTGCTGGGGGAATTAAGAAACGAGTAAATTAATAATTAAAAAATGGGGTCAAAAGTCAATAGAAATATTTTCCAACACCCTATATTTATAGGATATAAACAATAGAAACAAAAACTTAATGATATGGCTGATTTATTAATGAAAATGCCGATACCGTATGAACCGAAACGACAAAACCGATTTATTTTGAGGTTTCCTTCTTCTTTAGGTATTAATGAATGGTTTGTTGAGTCAACATCTAGACCATCAATTAAAATTGCATCAAAAGAAATAGAATTCCTAAACACATCTACATACGTTGCGGGAAGATTCAATTGGGATGAAATACAAGTTAAATTCAGAGACCCGATTGGACCATCCGCAGCACAAGCTTTGATGGAGTGGGTTCGTTTACATGCTGAGTCGGTCACAGGTCGTATGGGATATGCCGCGGGCTACAAAAAAGATATCGACCTCGAAATGTTAGACCCAACAGGTGTGGTTGTGGAAAAATGGATTTTATTCGGAACATTCTTGACATCTGTCAACTTTGGTTCTTTAGCATACAACACAGACAATTTAGCTGACATTACAGCAGGTCTAAGAATGGATAGATGTGTGTTAGTATATTAATACTATTTATAAAAAATCAATAATTTATATATTTAACCGTAAAGACATAAACTTTACGGTTATTTTTTATATATGGAAGACAAATCAAGAGAATACGGACAACAAATGATGTCACTACCACATGACGTGGTGCCTCTACCTTCACAAGGTATATTTTATAAAAACAAGAAAAAATCAATTAAGGTAGGTTATCTTACAGCTTCCGATGAAAATATTCTTCTAGGTGGTTCAGACGATATTACAACCCTTTTATTAAGGAACAAAATTTATGAACCAGACCTTAAAATAGAAGATTTATTAGAAGGGGATATAGAAGCCATTCTCATATTTTTAAGAAATACCTCTTTTGGCCCCGAAATAAACTTGAGTCTTGTTGACCCACAAACGAAGAAGGGGTTTGATTCTGTTGTTAGATTGGATGAATTAGATATTATAAAATCAAAACAAGAACCATCGGAAGACGGGACATATTTGACCACTTTACCTAAAACAGGCTCACAAGTAAAGTTGAAAATATTAACATACGGGGAGACCGCAGATATACAAAAAATAGTTGCTTCTTATCCCTCTGGAAGACCCGCTCCAAAGGTCACACTTACACTACAAAGACAAATACAAGAAGTAAACGGAAATTCCAATAAGGAGGAGATTGCGAAGTTTGTTGAATCATTACCAATAGCGGATTCGAAATACATAAGAAATTTTTTATATGATAATGAGCCGAGATTGGATTTAAGGAAAGTTGTAATAGCCCCATCAGGAGAAAAACTGACTGTCAACGTTAGTTTTGGGGTTGAATTTTTTCGCCCTTTCTTCTGAGTATAGGAAAAATCAATTAGACGAATTTTATTATTTGAGTACCCTTTTGAATATTTCATATTCAGACTTTATCATTATGCCTATATTCATAAGGAAGTATCTTTTGGATAAGTGGATAGAATCTAACTCTGAAAAAAAGTAAACTGAACCTATTTATAGAAAACCTAATTAATGTTTTTTCAGGACGCAAGTGTCGACCCCACTTCATCTACTAGTACAGCCGCAATAAAAGATTTTAATATTTTAACGGAGGCTATTAAAAAATCAATCGCCAATCTTACAGATTTACGACAAGGAATTGGGGCAGCTTCACAACTTTTTCAAAGGCTAATAATTCAATCCGACGAACTAAATAAAACTTTTGTTGGAGGAAGAATCAGATTTCAAGAGATTTCCAAAGCAATAAATGATGCCGCACCTGACGTTACAAGATTGGGTGGAACTTTTGATGATGTCAGAAAAACAATTTCAGAAATTGCAGGAGGTACAAGAACTCAATTAATTGCTACAACTAAGGATGTTAGAGAACTTTTTGCTGCTGGTAAGATATTAGACCAAAGTGTTTTATCTTTGGTGGACTCATTTGATAAGGTAGGAATTTCTTACAGTGATGTCGCTAAAAATTTACAAGAATCTATCGTTTATGTTCAAAGTGTGGGACAAAACGCTAGGTCCGTAATGAAAGATGTAGTCACTAACACGGAACAACTATCGAGATTCAATTTTCAAAATGGGGTTCAGGGACTGACCAAAATGGCGGCACAAGCTTCTATGCTGAGGTTTGATATGAAAAAAACATTTGAATTTGCAGAAAGTGTTCTCGACCCAGAAAAAGCAATTCAAATGGCTTCATCATTTCAGAGGCTGGGTGTAGCTGTTGGTAGTTTGGGTGACCCTTTAAGTCTTCTAAATCAATCATTGACTGACCCTTCGGGATTACAGAACTCTTTGATTAGTATGACAAAACAATTTACTTATTTTGATGAAACGTCTAAAAGTTTCAAAATAAGTCCCCAAGGAATTCTTACTATGAAAGAACTTGCTGACGCAACGGGAATCACTGCCGCAGAATTAAGAAAAACCGCCTTGGCGGCCGCAGAGATGGACTCCAAACTTGCAAAAATCAACACAACAGGATTGAACTTTGAGGTGAGTGAGGAAAATAAGATGTTGATTGCAAACGTGGCTAGAATGGGTGAAGGTGGAGAATACGAAGTAAGTATCAAAGATGAAAGAGGATATGAATATCAAAAAAATTTAATCGAATTACAGGAAGAAGATTTCAAAAGAATTATAGAACAACAATCAAAGGCTCCGAAGACAATCGAGGAAATTCAAACATCTCAACTTAATACAGCAGAAAAGATGCTTGCTGAATTAGAAGGTATTAAAGAAAATTTAACAACAGCCTTTTTTCAATTACCTGGAATGCAACAATCTTTTGAAGGTGGAGTAAATACAACCAGACAAATGTCGGAACTGTTTCAAAGAGGTTTGGAAGATACGAGATTCAAAACCATTATGAAAGATTTAGACGAGAAAACAAAAGAGATAAGAGGTAAAAAATTAAGCAAAGAAGACGAAAAAAAAGAAATTGACCAACTTTTCAACGAGAGTAAAGCAAAAATTTCTGAAATAGTTCCTGAAATTTTTAATACCGCCAGTGTAAATTATAAGAAAATTTCTTCGGGTGTGAATGAAAATTTGAAACCTATGATGGAAACTATAGATGGATACTATAAAAGTTTATTTGGCGGCAGAGAAGGAGAGGTTAAATCACTTGGAATGCAAGCACCAAAAACGAAAAGGGAGGAAGAACCTGGTTACAAGATGTTAACAACAAGTAGTGACGATACACTTACAAATAGGATGTCTGCATTTTCAACAGCGAAAGTTGCCACAGGAAACGTTATAAACATCAATAGTCCAGCCATATCATACTCACCAACTATCAACCCTCAACTTCAAGGAGTTAATTCACCACAGGAACTAATAGATTTAGTAAATAAGGGAGGACTTCAACTTTCTGAACAATTGGCAAAAAATTTATATGAGTCATTGAGGAAATTGGATTTAATTAGACAAAGTCCATAAGACTCAAGAAAATTCAATTATACCTATTTATAATAAATAAATTTTGATGGAAGGAAGTCCGTTAGATTTAGTCAACTCAGACGCGTTCAGAAAAAAATTAATTACAAGGAACCTTACACCTTACGCTAAGGCTCCCAACAGACCTTCTTTTTCAAACAATGTACCCTATATTCAAACTGATTTATCCGTACAGGATAGTCCAGACCAATTAATCGATGAGCCAAGTTTAGCAAATAGATTATATCCTCTCAATCAGTACGGTGCTGAAGGAGGTTATAGACAGGTACCTGACCCTGGAGCATTAACAAATTCTAAATCCAATGAGGGAGAATATGGGCCTGGTCAACAAGATGCTCGAATATTGGACCAAGCATCTATCGAACAATACAATTGGAAGCCCAAAAACGCCTATTCTAATGGAACAGAAGAAGTATTAGATAGTGGTGAGTACATTACTCAACCAGACTTTATAAGAAGTGGTACTCCGAACCTTTATAATAATCAACCATACCCTACAACTTTTGTTCCTTCATCATATGCTCCAATATCTATACTTTTAAACCCTGACCCTTTGGGAAGTAATGGATTAATGAGTCAAGACTCCTTTTTAGCTCAATTAGGAGCAAGGACACTTAAAAAAGAATTCCAAGACAGAATAGCCGCCAACATTTTCCAAAATACTTTGGCAAGGGCAAATCTTTTCAATGTGGATAGCGGTACTGACATTCTTAATTTAGTCACAACAAGAGTACCATTAATTGAACCAAACTTCACAATCACAGTACCACAAAACCCTGTTTTAGCGGCAGCAGACTTTGCTTTGAGATTGGCGGGCAGTATAATACCTGTTTCACCAATACCAGGTTCCTATTTCGATACAAGTATTGTCTTAGGACAACCAACAACTATTCAACAAATCACAAATGCATTCAGACAATCAAATACAGGGGTTGGAAAATTTTTTTCGAGATTACTAGGAGTGGACCGAACAGGTTCACAAATTTTTTTGAATAATACGGGTGGTGGTCAAAGGTCAAGATTATTCGGAAACCTTAAATTCAATAGATTCAAACCAGAATACAACAGAAATATTTTTGATAGAATGGGTGGTGCAATTGTAGGAACCACGCAAAATAATTCTAATTTTTATATTGGCTCAATTACTTCTGACCCCTCTCAAATATTTTCACCTACAGGAGACTTACCCGTCAGTGAATTTGGAGCAGAAGTTCAGGCACCTGTATATGGACCCACGGAATTAGCTCAATTATATGAGGGTCCGAATAGAGAAATAAGATTAGGAGCAAATGCTCCAGTTTATATTGATGGTGGCGGATTAGAGGGTGGCCTAACATGGGTTTCTCCGAAATATAAAGGAAATGCTGGAAAAAAGGTGGGTATAGGTGGTGAAGTAACAAACCCAGATGAAAACTTCAGACCTTCATCATTTGTCACAACAGAATCCACAAATATTCCATTCAGGGGGGGTTCTATTATGGATGACACACAGAGGTTGATAGATAGTCAACCTAATGGTGGTAGAAGATTACAACACGTCGGAAACGCTATTGACCAAGTGAGTAAAGTCTTTCATGACGGGTATAGAGAAATGACAAAGGGTTCAAGAGTATTAACTTATGTTGGTTCATTAGGACAAGAGGTTGGAACCGAATACTGTAGAGTTTTTTCTAAAGACCTTCCATACGCCCAATATTCCGATTTGCAAAAAACTGATGGGGTTGTTAATGAAAATAGAAGATTTTCCTTTTCGGTATTTGATAAAACATATAATCTTAATATTTACCCGAACAAACAAGAGGGAGGTCAAGACTCTTCCAATCTTATAGGTACTGGAGACCAAGCTTATGCCAAAAAATATATGTTCTCATTAGAGAACTTAGCTTGGAGAACATCACATACACCAGGAGTGAACGTTAACGACCTACCAATTTGTGAAAGAGGACCGAATGGTGGTAGGGTAATGTGGTTCCCACCTTATGCGTTAACGTTTTCAGAAAATTCAAGAGCAAGTTGGAAGGAACAAGATTTCTTGGGTAGAACAGAAAAGATTTACACCTACACAAATTCATCCCGAGACGGAACTATCTCTTGGAAAATTGTTGTTGACCATCCATCAGTTCTGAATGTTATAGTAAACAAAGTTTTAGCTAATAATACTAACTCAGAGAGAATTAACGGATTGTTGGATTCATTTTTTGCCGGCTGTAAGAAATATGATTTGTATGAGTTGGCTAAGAAATACTACACAATTTCACCAAACGAACTCGCCGTATTACAACAAATTATCTCGTCCAAGGATGCTAGTAAAGAAGCGATTGGAGCAATCAGAGATAATCAAGCATCAGGAGCTTTTGATACAGAAAATAAAAGTCAAGTGACAATTCAACCTGTACAACAGACACCATCGGAAACATTCAAACAATTTGAAAACTTTGCCTTCTTCTTCCCCAACGCCCAACCCGTTGTCAGTGACACTGTGCAAGATTACGATTATTATTATACAACATACAATTCTCAAATTGGAGGTACCTACCCTTCCGGAAGTGAATCCGCCCGTTTTTTTGATGATGTAGTTGCTGAGAACTATGACGAAATTAAAGAAAAGTTTGTCGACCAATTGGCACAATTCCTGAAAGAAAATTCCAATTCAACGGTGACTATTTTCTTGGAAGCCAGTGCATCTGCCCCTGGTACTAATGATTATAATATAAAACTATCGGAGAGGAGAGGTGTAAGTATTATAAAGTTTTTTACAGACAACGAAAAATTAAAAAACTTTGTTGCTAATAGAAGGATTATTTTTCCTACAGTTAAAGCTCTTGGAGAAAGTGGTGAGGTAAGACAATACCAAGGTACACAGTTTGTCTCAAATATTCAAACTGAAAAATGTTCTGAGATAATAAGTAATAACGATTCGAATACCTACGACAGTAATCCGAATATTACTAGTACAAAGGCTATGGCTTGTAGAAGAGTGTCCATTAGTAAAATTATAGTCAGTAGTCCACAACCCGTACAAAAACCTGCAAATCCAAATGTTCCATCAGGTTCAGTATTACAAACAAATCAAGAAAGACCAATTCCTCGAGCTGATTTAGAACCAAAGTACCGAAATTCAGATTGGGTCACAAAAAGAATAGTCAGAAACCTTATTTCAGAGTGTGATTATTTCGAAACAATAAAACAGGAAACTCCAATGGTGTACGACAGTTTAAAACAAAAATTGAAGTTTTTCCAACCTGGTTTTCATTCGACCACACCTGAGGGTCTTAACTCAAGATTAACTTTCTTGCAACAATGTATGAGACCCGGAGACACAATACCAACCGTAAACCCACAACCTGATGGAAGTTATCAGTTGGACTTTAATAACGCTATAAACACAGCTTTTGGTATACCTCCCGTGCTTGTTTTAAGAATAGGGGATTTTTATCATACAAAGATAATACCCAACAGTCTTCAATTACAATTTGAGGGTTTGGATATAAATCCTGAAGGTATCGGTATTCAACCGATGATTGCTAGTGTAACTTTGGGATTCAATTTTGTTGGTGGACAAGGTCTTGCAAATGCTGTAGATAGACTTCAAAACGCTCTGTCATTCAATTATTACGCCAACACTGAAATGTGGGATGAAAGAGCTGACCCAACCGACCTCAATAATCTAAAAGTTTTGAGTAAGGATTTTCTACAAATGGTACAACAACCGTCAGCACCAACCACAAATCAAGTACAAAATACCAGTGGACTCGGGAACGCATCGACAATAGGAAACAGAACAACTAATGTTATAACTTCAACAGGAGAAACAGGTGTATTAAGCTATACCCAATTCATGGATACTGTTCTAACACAAACCCAAACCTATTTCCAAACAATGTTCAATCAATGTAGAAGCACCTTCACACAGTATAACAACGCCATTTTACAACTTTGGTCCTTCGGGAACATTTATCAACAAGGTAATTTGATATCGAACCCTTCCGAGGATGTGTTGTTGTTCGGAAAAAACGATAATTATCAAACTTCGATTGATAACATATTTTCTGATATGTTAAAGGATATAAAAAATGATAGTGACCCATTTTTGCAATTCATTGGTTCACCGGGTCCTGATTTATCAGCGAAGGCACAAAGAATAATCAAAACGAATTACACAAATTTCGTAAATAACAAGAGGGATACTTTTATGAATGCAATTGCGAAAATTATTCAAGATACCACATATAATCAACAAAACTTCATTCAATACCTTTCAAGAATCAATACTATTCCATATGTCAACGGTTCAGCTGATGGTACAGATGGATATCAACAAAAAAATGGTAATCTTGTAATTTATGATTTGACTGAGATAAACGGCTCCGCCACAGAATTAGTTTCTGATTCAGAGAAAATTGGAGTTGCGATAAATGGTTATTATGATGCCTTGAAAAGTCAAACATCTTTCCAAGATGGTTCAACAGGTTATACAGGTTATCTCACATATTGGGATTCTAGTTCTCCTCAAGAATTTGGTAGTCAAGTATTCTTCCCATTCAGTCTCAATGATAATTTTGGAGACTTACAATTCAGAAGAATGTATGCTATACTGTCACAGGATTTGAAATCGGCTAACTATCAAAATTTTAAAAATTTTATAGTTGGAGAATTGATAACCAACCCGAGTTTAGGTGGTTCGAGTAGAAATAGCGACTATGGAAAAGTATTTGACTCTTATTGGGAAGTGAAAGCTAAGCCAGCGTTCGAAGAAGAAGATAAATTGACAACAACCTTTTTGGACACCATAGAAAAAGATAAATTGAAAAACTTCTTGAATTTTACCCCATATCCAACAGGAAAAATTAGGGACTTCGATTACGACAGGAACGACTCACCAAACGACGGTCAGAAAAAACTCATTAGGTCTTTAGGTGCGGTGAATAATAGTAATAGAGAAAAAGCGGTTTGGAATTCATTAGATGGAACCGGTGTGTATATTTCTAAAGTAAAACTTAACTAATGAGCTATCCATATTACAATAGATATACAGAATTCATCATCAACGGTCAACAATCAGTTGTACCATTTGTCACATTGCCTTCAAAAACAACCGACAAAGCTTACATTTACAAAGTGGGTCAAAGTAGGTTAGATAAGGTATCACAACAGTTTTATAATTCACCGGTATATAACTGGTTGATATTACAAGCAAATCCAATTTTCGGAGGTTTAGAAAATACAATCTACGATGGCGCAATTTTGGTAATTCCGTTTCCTTTGGTCTCGTCATTACAAGATTATAAGTCGGCGGTAGAAAACTATTTTTATTATTATGGCAGGTAATTTTCAATCCGACTTGAGCGGAAATATTTTAGTTGAATACGATTACAACAATATTGTCATTGTCGACCCAAATAAAACTGTCGATAGTCAGGGTGTCATTAGCGAAAGATTAGTTGACCACGAAAATCTAGTGATGTATGCCAACTTGGAGGCACAAGTTCTACCAAGAACAAAACTAGCATTAGGAACACAACCCAGTGAAAATATCAGCACCACAATGACGGTTGCTGGTATCAACTTCCTGAAACCCAATAAAGACAACTATCAAACTTCAGGTTATGTCGATGAAATTACAGGTAAAAATAGTTTGGTAGGAAGGGGTCAAAATCAAATGTCAGAACAAAGAAGGGTTGATTCAAAAGGGGAAGCGTATTTTGTTAAGGGAGTTGTTGATAGTCAAAGTATTGTCGATAATGGATTGTTGGGAATAACACAAATTTCCATTAGAACATCAACTTCATTTATACCCTCTGTATCTATGGAACTCGAAGATGTCCAAGGAAGAGCTTTATTTCAACTCGGAGACCAATCTCCATATGCCGCCTTTTTTAATTTACCATACCCACAATTTTATTTGACCCTCAAGGGATATTACGGACAGGCAATCAGATACCAACTTAACCTTGAAAAGTTTAATGCTCGTTTCAATTCATCTACAGGAAACTACAGTATTTCTTTGGAATTCAAAGGATTCAAATTCAATATATTGAATGAGGTTTTAGTTTCTCATCTGATTGCCACACCTCACATGTATAATAAAAGATATAATATCATATCTACTCCCGTGGTGTCTAACACAACAACCAATAATCAATCTACCTTAACAAATGCGTCTGGAGCACAAGCGGGTAAAATTAATACCTCAACAGACTCTTCGGTTAATTCTGTCACGGAGTTTGTGACAGAAAAGGGATATGAAAAGGTGGTAGAGGTTTATAATGAATACAAAACCAAAGGTCTCATACCTCCAGATTTTCCTGAATTAACGTTGATGCAGTTTGTTTACAAAATGGAGATGTTTGAACAAAATGCCATTAATTCATATCCAAAGGCAAATGTTGAGCCCCTAACAGATATAAAAAACTATCAAAAAACTCTGAATACATTATTTGATAAAGTTAGGGGTACATCCACAGTAAGTTGGTTTTCGATTAACTTGGACCCAAGACCTATCGTGTTGGACAACGGTACTTTAGTTTATTATTTTAAAGAGAATATTAGAGAAAACCCACAAGCACGTCAGTTAGCTCTTAATCAACTGAAAGACATTGTGGATAGTTCAGTAAAAACTCTGAAAGAAAATCCAACTTTGGGGGAGGGTAGAAGATTGGGAATCAAACTCAATAATCTAAACTTCGGAAGTTTTTTATATCAGTTGAACCCAAATGACATAAATGAAAAGAAAACTGCGGAGCGTTTTTTAAATGTTATAGAGGCAACACCAACTCAAATTACTGAAAACAACGAGAGAATAAAAATACTTCTTATTTCAAATATAAATTTTTTTAACACACCAACGTCAAACTTTTTTGTATTTGAAGGTAAAGATAGATTCGATAATATTGTGAAGATTGTAAATGCGGAAGCTTCACAAAAACTTTTACAAATACAACAAGTTATCACTGCTGACTTGGCGGCATTCATACAAGACAGTGCCACAGGTATCGGGTTCAAACCAACCGTAAGAAATATCAGTGCGGTAATCATGGCAAATGCCGAAGCTTTCATCAGGTTGATGGAAGACGTTCACACAAATTCATGGAACGTAAGGAACAATCCAATAAGGAAATCTGTAATTCAAGATACGAGAAAATCGGCACCAAATCCCGAAGCACCTTATAGTATCCCAATAACACAAGAAGCACAAAACCAAAATCAAGGTATTGTAACCGCTGAAGAACCTGTTTATCCATGGCCCCAATTTTTCGTAGAATCACCTGATGACAAAAAAGGCAGATTTCAATTGGAATATTTGGGACATCCTTCCGTTGTAGGGCTAACACAAGCGTATAATTTTAAGGTTTGGCCCGAGGTTGAGTTTGTCGAGGAATACATCAAAGGTTTAAATCAAAAAGACAACCCACCTGTAGCACAACCCCCACTAGACTCACAACTAACAACCTTTCTGACACAAGTAAATGCTTTACAATACCCACCCGTGAATCTCACTTATGTTAACAAACAAGAAATTAAATTTCTATATGAGATTTGGGAAAGACAATACCTAACTTCTTACTATTCAAATTATATACGAGTCAATAGCAATCAAAGGAGTCAATTAATTGAGACAAATTTTTCAAGCGAAACACAAAACATAATTTTGAGTCTTGGTACAAGTAATCCTTTTCTTAGTTTCACATTAAAAGATAAACCATTTACCGCTCAGAACTTTCCTGGTTATTTGAGAGAGTTCTCGAACAATGGTACAGGACCACTTTGGGTAAATTATGAAAGCGGAATATTCAACACTCCATATATAAAAGCAGATTTGGAAAAACCTTTCGCCATTTATAAAACTACGGAGCTCGGTTTGAATCCCGAGACAAACATACCGCTTGAGTCGTTTAGACAAATGGTGACGAATGCATCAAACGACCCACTTATAATTGACACATATCCTTTCACGGATGCAACTTGGGTTAAAAACAATATGTCTTTAAGCAATCAATCAGAGGGTAATCAAGTTTTTGGCACGAATAAAAGTTTGAAACTGTATCAAGAAAGGAATGTTATTTCGAATTTCACAAACATATACAACTACACTGAAAACAGACCAGTCACAAATTTTTGTTATTATAATGCCGTTCAACCTACTTTGGTGAATGTATCTACAGGAAGTCAAACAGAGGAAATAAAAATATTTTATGAGAGTGAGCTCCCCAAAAACTTCATTCCAACGGTAGGATATATTGTAAACCCTTTAGCTAACAAGACCAATCTACCTGAAATTCAGACCACCTCGATATTAAACTCACCCTATTTTATTAACGCAATTCAAAATGGGGTAAACAATCAAAAAAATAATAAGGAACACCCTTATATTCAGGCGGCGTATTTGTTTTTGAATTCTTTACCACTCGGAACATTAAGGGAAAGATATAAAACCTTGGGTCAAACAAATGAATTGGATTATGTTTCATCTTGTTTCAACAAATACGCAGCAATACATAAACTACCTTACGCTTGGATATTAAAGATAGGTTCAGTTTGGCATAGATATAAAATGTTTGTTGAAAAAAACACCGATATATTAGACAATACTGTTTGGACAAATTTTGACTATGTCAAAAATTATGACCCAATAACAAGTTCGAGAACAAAAGTTTATACATACAGAGCAAATTCTACAAGTCCACAAACAAAAATAGTTTTAGAATCTACCGCGAATAATGATATTAATATTAACACAGGTTTTTATCCTAACTTGATAAACGACTTTTCTTATTTTTTCAATAACTTTAGTTTGTTCAAAAACTATTCTGATGATGAATTACAGTCTGCGGTGAATGATAAACTTCAACTCTACAATTTTCCTAATTCGTCCATAAATGCAAAAGAGAGTGGTAAAAATCTGACCTTGAAAACATGGTCGGTGTTATTACCAACAACTCTAATCGACGCTAATTCTACTTTGAACACATGTCTACTTCCACCAGCGGATACTCAAACATCTACCTCATACCAAAAATATTATATCGTCCCATCTTTCGGAATAAATGTTAATCAAACCAAATCGCAGTGTTTGACCAATCCGACAACAGCTCAAGAAACAACAGAACCAATTGTCAACAATCCGTCGATGTATAATGGGTCAATCAGGTCAATATGGTCTGCACCTAACTACGGATATTTCAATTCAAATGTGTTGAGAAAACCAGAACCTGACGAATACCTAACTACTATAAATCCGTTAACAGCTGACCAATCACCAATTTTTTTACAGGCTAATGTTAACTATAGTAAAATAGAGGAGATATTTGGTGTTTTTGATAGAAAGACTCTCAACCTAATGGAGAAGGAATTCTTGAATTTTTGTAAACCAGCAAATAAAGTTCAATATCAAAAAAATACTTCTACGGCAGGAGAATTTCAAATAGACATAGATGTCAACTTCAGAAACTTCCAACTCTTTTTCAAAAATACAATGTTCATCGAGACGAATACACCCGTTCAACCCGCGGAAAAATTTTTCCAAAAAGCTATCGAATCTCAGTTCGAAAATTTCAAGAACAACATTAAAAACTTTATGGAGTATGATGTGATAGTGAAAAACGGAAATCCATCCAAATACGAAAGAAGAATATTCAATTCATTTGCTGGTAGTCAAAGTATTACAAGACCACAAAAATTCAAAACATATGTACCTGGAAGTTTACCAACAAGGGGAGGAACTACAACATTACAACAATCACAAAGACAAAATCCAAGAGAATGGACATCTTTAAGAACTGAAGTAGGATTTTCAACAATACCAGGTTTAGTTTACTCTGACGATGGCTCATACATTACAGATTTCTTCGTTGACAATGATATCGAATTTAGTGTTTTCAACATTGCCAACTTATCACAATTGATAAAAATTTATGCGACACAAAAACTCGAAAATCCGACCTTAACTTCAGCTCTTTTTAAAAGTAATCTAAGAGCATTTTTTGGAACTGAAAATGGACTTCAAACAGATTTGTTGAACGCAGTTATTGAAAATGTCAAAAAGAAACTAAAAGACATTCCACAACCAATAGAACAAAATATACAAAGCACATTATCAGGGACACAAGGTAAATCGGAATTATATAATCTTTTCAGAGCCCTTAACGATAAATGGATTGCAGGAACAGACTACGTTTCTAAAACTTTATTCGAAGACTTCCTTTTTTTAGACAGAGCTTCAAGAAATATTGGGGACACAATATTGGTGGATATTTTCGCGGTAAAGAACTTAATCAACAGAAAATCACTTAACGACCAAATGAGTGTGTTTACCCTCCTGAGTAGTATGTTGATTCAAAATAACTTCACGGTGATGCCCTTACCGGCTTATGTTAATTTTTACAACGTTCTGAATGTCGATGGAACAAGAAATCCAAACTCAGAGAGTATTCAAAATTTCGGAAATAACCTTTGGGGTACATTTACAAATGTGGACTATAGAAATGCTACACCAAAGATGGTATGTTTTTATGTTGGAAAGCCGTCGGACCAATTACCATTACCAAGACAAATTTCAGGATATGGAGATGATGGTTTTGATTTGAGAAATCCAAACAACCCCCTAATCGAGAATATACAAGATAAAAAGGATTATGACTATTCGAATAAAGTGGTTGGATTTACAGTTGATATTGGTATTAGAAACCAAAACGTATTTCATAATTTTTCAGTTACTCAAGATACGGGAAAAGCTACTTCAGAGACAATTGCTGCGTTAATACAAATGACAGACCAACTGAATACGAGAAACGTAACGACTCAAAATGCCAGTTTGTATAACATGTACAAAAGAAGAAGTTATCAGTGTGATGTAAGTTGTTTAGGAAACGCACTAATACAACCTACGATGTATTTCAACCTGAGACACGTCCCGATGTTTTACGGACCTTATATGATTACTGAAGTGACTCACACAATCACGCCAGGGGATTTTAGTACAAACTTCAAAGGTGTTAGACAAGGATATTTTGATTTTCCTCAGATAGACAGTTTCATTCAAAAGATTAATCAAAATCTTTTAACAAGAATCGAAGCACAAATTTTTCAAAGGGCGGGAAAAGAAAATATTCCAACAACTCAGCAACAAATTGAAAATAATTTAATTGTTAACACTAATTCAATTCAACAAGCGGCTGAGGAAACTTGTTTCAATAAAAGAGCTCCTCAATTTGCAAATTTTATAACTCAACCTAAAAAAGACGAATCTGAAAGTATCGATAACTTCTCAAACAGTATCAAGAAAAAATTTCCAACAAATCAGGGATTACAAACACTAATTTACGTCTTGTCTTATGTTAGGTCTTATTCTTTACCTGGTAAAGATGGTGGTAATTTCATGTCGGCTAACTTTAATTTCGCAGGTATTACTTTAGATAAACCACTACCAGGTAATCTCGTTAAACACATCGAGAATGGGGCATATACTTGTCTGAAACTTAATACGGTCCAAGGGGGGTTGGATTTACCTACAGCAAGATTTATTAGTTTAGATAAGTATCTTGATTTTATGGGAGCCCTTTTGGCACCAAGAGTATCTCAAATTTTGAATGGATTAGTAATAGAGTATTATTGTACCGAATTTCCATCTTCAAACGTTAGTGTAGAATATTTCAAACAAAATAAATTGCGTTTGGAAAATACTTTCAAACCCATTTTCGAACAAGCGGTGGACAGTGCTAAAAAACAAGGATTTGTTGTAATTTTCCCACTGAAAGAACAGACAGGAGCACCATTAAATTCATCAACCACAAATCAACCCATTTGTCCTGTGACAACATTAGCATCAATAAATCCTTCAGAAGGAAAACCAGGAACAATCGTTAGTATAGAAGGACAAAATTTGGATTATATCAGAGGAATCGAGTTTGGTGGAGTACCCGCAAACTTATGGACAAGGGTTAATGCCAATACCATTCAACTAATCTCATCGAATAAAATTAAGTTTTCTGTTCCTACTATCACAGCAATAACAACACGAACAAGCTTAAGAGTCAGAGTACTCACCACTACAAGTGGTCCTAATGGAATAATAGCACCTGAGACGTTCGATTTCATCCCAGTTTAATATATTTATATAAAAAGTATTTTTATGAACTTGAAATCAAAATTAGATGCCTATCTTGGAAAATCAGTAAGATTTTCTGAGGAAGACAATGGAGATGGTACAAAAGAGGTTTGTGACCTTGACACGGGTGAATGTTATGTTGTTAGAGAACGAGATGGTCTAATTGAAAGAGCCGGACATCAACACATGGCAAACAGAAAAGTAAAAGTTGAAACTGTTCACGGAATAAAACAATTGTTAAACGGATAATAAAATGAGTTTAGATAAGAAAATATTAAGTGAAATCGAAAGATATAGAAGGATTAATCAATATATCAACGAACAGGAAGCTATCACCCCGGTAGAACCACCAGCGCCAGCCCCACCAGCTGCGGTACCCACATCTACACCTGAGCAACCACCTGTGGAAGCACCTGTTGCTAAAACAGAACCATTGGATGTTGAATCAGACCCTGATGTTGAAAAAATTGACGACAAAGGAGAGTCTGAGGAGACGGAGTCTTCTGATACGGAAGAACTCGATGTTACTGAATTAGTTTCCTCACAAAAGAATGTCGAACAAAAACAAGAGGAATATTTTGAAACACTATTTGTTCAGTTAGATAATTTAGAGCAAAAGTTAGGAGAGATGGACAATATAATGAAAAAACTTAATGACCTTGAGGCAAAGATTGAAAGATATAGAGAAAAAACTCCTCAAGAAAAATTAGAACTAAGAACATATGATTCATATCCTTACAATCAAAAACTTTCTGATTTTTTCACAGACAAAAAAGAAGAAATGGAAAAAACAGGAAAAAATGATTATATTTTGACATCAGACGAAGTTACCGATATCAATGTGAATGATATCAAAAACTCTTTCCAACCAAATAGTGAAACAAAAAATAACTTCGAATTTAAAAGATAATACAAGGGACCTTAAGGTCCCTTTTTAATTTGACAAATAGGGAAATCTCAATTATATTTTATAAACAAAACTAAAACTTTTAAAAATGAGTAATGTATTAGATGCCGTATTGGCGCAGTATGAAAAAAATCAGTATGGGGGCGGGGCCCAATCAAAAATGTCGCAGGATGAAAGAATGAAAAAGTATTTCGCTTTAATCTTAGGAGACAAAGAGAAATCAGGTCAAAGGAGAATAAGAATTCTTCCTACTAAAGATGGCAGTTCACCATTTAAAGAAGCTTGGTATCATGAAATCCAAGTAGGAGGTCAGTGGCAAAAGTTCTACGACCCAGGAAAAAATGATAATGAACGTTCACCACTAAACGAAGTTTATGAGGATTTGATGAGTACAGGCAAAGATTCTGATAAAGAACTTGCTAAACAGTACAAGTCACGTAAGTTCTACATCGTAAAAGTTATCGACCGTGATAACGAAGCTGATGGACCAAAGTTTTGGCGCTTCAAGCACAACTATAAGAACGAAGGTATCCTTGACAAAATCATTCCAATTTGGAGAAATAAGGGAGATGTTACAGACCCTGACAAAGGTCGTGATTTTGTTATCGAACTTGCCAAGTCAAAAACACCGAAGGGAAAAGAATACACAACAGTTTCGGCTATTATGTATGATGACCCAACTCCAATCTCTCAAGACGCTGAACAAGCTAAAGCTTGGGTAGACGATGAATTGACTTGGACAGACGTATATAGTAAAAAACCTATTGAGTATCTCGAAGCAATCGCTGAAGGTAAAACACCAAAGTGGGATAACGAAAAAGGTGGATATATATATGGAGATAATGAAGTTTCTGAAACCTCAATTGGTGGAGGTAAATCTTCTAAAACCCAAGACCCTCAGGCAGAGGCTGAAATAGACACAGACTTACCGTTCTAAATTATAACATGTTCCCGACATTCGTGTCGGGAACATATTTTTTATTTATATGACATTTACTGTAAAACACAAGCCACAAAAAATTTACGAATCTACTACTTACGAAATTACTATACTTGATGACGAAGGGACAGAGTATCGATTGAGAAAATGGGAGGACTCGAATGGGGGTGGGTATTATATGTATTATGATGGTGATTGGAAAGAATACCACCCGAGCGAAGAATTGGATGACTTTATTACTTATGACTTAGACTTTTAATTATGGCAATCAAAAAAAACGATTTTAGTAACTTAAAAAAGAAGTTTTCGACTTCTGCAAAATATAAACCCCAAAGATTTTTAGATTTGGGTGGAGATTTTTTGGATGCGGTTGGACTTCCTGGCCCCGCAATCGGACATATAAATATGTTTTTAGGGCACTCAGATACAGGTAAAACAACAGCAGCTATCAAAGCTGCGGTTGACGCACAAAAAAAAGAAATACTACCTGTGTTTATTATTACAGAGCAAAAGTGGAGTTTTGACCATGCCAAAATGATGGGATTTCAATGTGAAGAGGTTGTGGATACTGAGACAGGTGAAATGGATTGGGATGGGTTCTTTTTGTTCAACAATAACTTTAGTTATATAGAACAAATTACAGACTACATCAATCAATTATTAGATGCACAAGAAAAAGGTGAGATGAATTACAGTTTGTGTTTCATATGGGACTCGGTTGGCTCTGTACCATGTAAGATGACATTCGAAGGAAAAGGTGGTAAACAACACAACGCATCTGTCCTTTCTGACAAAATAGGAATGGGAATAAATCAGAGAATATCAGGTTCAAGAAAATCGGATAACGAATACGAGAACACACTCATCATAATCAATCAACCTTGGGTTGAACTACCTGATAATCCTTTTGGACAACCTAAAATCAAAGCAAAGGGTGGGGAGTCAGTTTGGTTAAACTCATCACTTGTATTTTTGTTTGGAAATCAAAAAGGTGCTGGAACTACCAAAATAACCGCAACTAAAGATAAAAGAAGCGTTAAGTTTGCTGTGAGAAGCAAAGTATCCGTCATGAAAAATCATATCAATGGACTCGGATATGATGATGGAAGAATAATTGTTACGCCACACGGATTTTTAGCGGGTAAAGATTCTACAGAAGAAAAAGTGTCTATTGAAACTTATAAGAAAGAATATGCCGATTATTGGAAAGACATTATAGGGGCTGAAGGTGATTTCACCCTGACAGAAGAAAAAGAAGATTAGTAACCTTCAAAAAAGGTATGTGAGCAAGACATTATTAATAGACGGAGATAATTTATTTAAAATAGGGTTTCACGGGGTAAAAGACCTTTATAGTGACGGTTCACATATAGGAGGTGTTTATCATTTCATAAACACCATTAGAAAATTTTTAGAAGAACACAATCATGACAAAGTCATTGTGTTTTGGGATGGGGATTCAAACTCATCGATACGAAAATCCATATACCCACAATACAAGGGAAATAGAAGACGAGACATGAATGAGTACAAATACGAATCTTACTTGCAACAAAAAGGGAGAGTCAAGATGTATTTGGAGGAGGTCTTTGTTCGACAGGTTGAGATAATTAACAATGAAGCTGACGACCTGATTGCTTACTATAGTCAAATTGCGACCGATGAAGAGATTATAATCTTCTCAGGTGATAAAGACCTCACTCAATTAATAAGTCAAAGGGTGACCATCTATTCACCTGTAGCGAGAAAATATTTCAAAAACGGAGATAATATATCAATCAATAAAGTTGAAATACCTCACGAAAATATTTTAGTTACCAAAATATTCATTGGCGATAAGTCAGATAATATTGATGGTATTGAAGGTTTAGGTGAAAAAACATTAGTGAAACTATTTCCACAAATATTGGAAAAATCATGCACAATCGAAGAAATATTGGATTGTGCACGAAATATCAAACAAAACAAATTACCAAAATCTTTACAGAATATTTTGACAGGACGAACAAAAAGCGCTATACTTGGAGAACAATTTTATCTCATTAATAAACAAATTGTTGACCTTAAAAACCCACTGATTACGGACCAAGGTAAATCCTTAGTAGAACAAATCCACACTGACACAATCGACCCAACTGACAGAGGTTACAAAAACCTAATGAGACTGATGATGGAAGACGGCCTATTCAAATATCTTCCAAAAGATGATGAGGCTTGGGTAAAATTCCTGAGACCATTTATGAAATTAACAAGAAAAGAAAAACGAAAACTATGATAGACAAATCCTTGGGTAAAAAACTGAACACAACGTACAGGGCAAACTTACCATTTCCTTATATTGTAATTGATAATTTTTTCCCCGAATTTTTACTTAGAAAATGTAAAGAAGAAATTACGAAACATGACATATGGCATCATGACACAGTTGAATGGACCCAAGAATTTCAAGTTTCCAAATATTATTACCCCTCGGAACTTACAGACATGAAAGAATTTCATACCAAGTTACCAATAACCACCATGTTTATGGACTATTTAAACTCGGACGAATTTTTAGTATTTCTAAAAGATTTAACAGGTCATGAGCAGTTATATCGTGACCCAGTATTAATGGGAGGCGGTATCCATAGAATAAAAAGAGGTGGAAAACTCTCAGTTCATCACGATTACAATGAACACCCTAAAACAAAAAAGTTAAGAAAATTAAACGTTCTTATATATCTCAATGAAAATTGGAAATCTGAATGGGGTGGAAACCTCGAACTTTGGAGTAAAGATTTACAAAATAAAGAAGTCGAAGTAGAACCCATCTTTAATCGTATGGTAATATTCGATATTGAAAAAGCACCCCACGGACATCCGATTCCTTTGAATTCACCAGAACATGTCGATAGATATTCCTTAGCTTTATATTACTTCACAGATAATTTCGTAGAACCAGAAAATAAAAATCAAGTAAGATTTTTCTACGACCATTATTTAGGAAAGAAAGAAAATAATGAAACCAAAAAATCGGATAATTTAGATTTAGAAAATTTATTAAAATAAAAAAATATGAAAGAACAAGACATTACGAAAATGGAGTTTCTCCTTACCCTAAACGAAAATATAGTGGTACAAAGATATTTCAATGTCAAAGGATTTAACTATGACGCAAAAAACTCCATCGAGTTTTATGAGTTTATTAAAGACCTTAAAGATGAATTAGAGTACTATTTGAAAATGAAGACTGTTGTCTACATGATGGACAACAAAGAATCCATAATTCATGACCCAAAAATAATGGAGACTTCATTTACTGAAGGGCCCGAGTTCTTCAATATATTCGTTAAAGTAGGAGACCAGACAATTTGTCATAGAATTTTTGATGGAAAAAAATTCCCACCAAAAATTCGTTATACAGTTGATGTAAGACCATATTTGAAAGATGTTCTTAAAGAACTTACTGACATTTTTTCATCTGAAAAATTAAATTATGAATACTGCGAATTTGATTTAAGAGATTAATATTTAATAAAAGAGGGGATATATTTCGTAGATATGAATAAAAATTTTGATTACTTAGGGAACACGTTTCAAATTCAATTACTTAACCAAATTATCGAGGATAAAGATTTTTCATCATCCATTATGGATGTAATTGAGGGGTCTTATTTTGATAATAAGTATTTCAAAATCATAATTCAATTAATTAAAGAATATTATGAAAAATTCGAGGCTACCCCTAACTTCGAAACATTAGAACAGCTTATCAGAGCTGAGGTTTCACAAGAGTTGGTTACTAAGATTGTACTCGATACACTCAAACAAGTAAAAGATGCGCCTTTCGAAGGAGCGCAGTTTGTTCAAGAGAAAGCACTAAAGTTTTGTAAACAACAAGAACTTAGAAAGGCAATGGACAAAGCTCAAAAGATTATCACAGAGGGAGATTTTGAATCATACGATAAGGTCGAAGGTCTCGTTCGTGAAGCCTTACAAGTTGGTGAAATTGAAAAAGACATTTCTGATATTTTTACGGGTTTGGATACTGTTTTGGAAGAGGATTATAGGCATCCTATACCCATGGGTATACCCGGCATTGACAGACTATTGAAAGGTGGTTTAGCCAAAGGTGAGATTGGGGTTATACTTGCACCAACTGGTGTTGGTAAGACCACTATCCTGACCAAAATTGCTAACACTGCATTTAACTTAGGTTATAATGTTCTTCAAATATTTTTTGAAGACAACCCAAAAATTGTGCAAAGAAAACATTTTACAATTTGGACCGGTATTGCCCCTGACGAACTAGCAAATAATAAACAAGATGTTATGTCTAAGATTGTAGAGATACAAGAAACGATGAAGAACAAACTCATTCTTAAGAAATTAGCATCTGATTCAGTAACCATGAATCAAATAAAAAACCAAGTTAGGAAGATGATTGCAGATGGTAATAAGATTGATTTGATTCTTATGGACTATATTGATTGTATTTTACCTGACCAATCTGCAAAAGATGAATGGAAGGCTGAGGGTTCTGTGATGAGAGCATTTGAAGCAATGTGCCACGAGTTAAATATGGTAGGTTGGACAGCAACTCAAGGTAATAGAAGTTCTATATCTTCAGAAGTGGTAACCACCGACCAAATGGGAGGTTCTATAAAGAAAGCTCAAGTCGGACATGTAATTATTACTGTAGCTAAAACACTCCAACAAAAAGAATTGAATTTAGCGACAATAGCCATAACCAAATCTCGTTTGGGTAAAGATGGAATCGTGTTTGAAAATTGTAAATTTAATAATGAACTACTGGAAATCGACACCGAGACATCAGTAACCTTCCTCGGATTTGAGGAACAACAAGAGGAGAAAAAAAGAGACAGAGTTAGGGAACTTATTGAAAAAAGAAAAGCTCGAGAAAATCAAAAAACGAGCTAATTAAATATCTACTTTTTTCAAAAAAAACTTATTTTTTTTTAATTATTTTTCAGGTCTATTGACCATCGACCCGATATTTAATAAGAAAATCCCCGATTTTTTAATAAAATCATTTTCACAAAAAATTACACAAAATGGACATTTCAAACAGAATTTTATCAGAGATTACAGTGTATATGAAGTATGCCAAGTACATTCCTGAGTTGAAAAGAAGAGAGACGTGGCAGGAGCTTGTCACAAGAAACATGGATATGCATATCAAAAAGTTTCCACAATTAAAAAAAGAAATTCGAGATAACTACATGTATGTTTACAAAAAACAAGTTCTTCCATCAATGAGGTCAATGCAATTTGCCGGTAAACCTATTGAAATTTCACCAAACAGAATTTATAACTGCGCATACGCACCCGTTGATGATTGGAGAGTTTTCTCTGAAATTATGTTCTTGTTACTAGGTGGTACAGGGGTAGGATATTCTGTTCAGAAACATCATGTAAATGTTCTACCTGAAATAATAAAACCAAATAGGGAAAGAGGAAGACGATGGTTGGTCGCTGACTCAATCGAAGGATGGGCTGACGCTGTAAAAGTATTAGTCAAATCATATTTCTACGGTGGTTCACATATTAAATTTGATTTTAGCGATATTAGACCTAAAGGTGCTCGACTTTTAACATCAGGTGGTAAAGCTCCGGGTCCTCAACCACTTAAAGAGTGTTTGATTAAACTCGAAGGTATTTTAGATTCAAAGAACAACGGAGATAAACTCAGACCGATTGAAGTTCATGACATGGTATGCCACATCGCTGACGCAGTCCTTGCTGGTGGTATTAGAAGAGCGGCTCTCATTTCACTTTTTTCAGCTACCGACGAAGAAATGATAGGAAGTAAAAGTGGTCAGTGGTGGGAACAAAATCCTCAAAGAGGAAGAGCTAATAACTCTGCAGTTCTCATGAGACACAAAATAACTAAAGATTATTTTATGGATTTGTGGAAGAGAATTGAGGTAAGTGGTGCTGGAGAACCAGGAATTTATTTGAGCAACGATAAAGATTGGGGAACCAATCCTTGTTGTGAAATTGCACTAAGACCATTCCAATTTTGTAATCTTACAGAGGTAAATGTTTCGAACGTGGTTTCACAAGAGGATTACGAGGACAGGGTTAAAGCCGCATCGTTTATTGGAACACTACAAGCAGGTTATACTGATTTTCATTATTTAAGACCTATTTGGCAAAGAACAACAGAGAAGGACGGACTTATTGGTATTTCTATGACAGGCATTGGTTCAGGTGCAGTTCTTGGATTGAATATGAAAGCGGCGGCCAAAATTGTTAAGGAAGAAAACAAAAGAGTTGCTGATTTGATTGGTATTAACCCTGCGGCTAGAACCACTACTGTGAAACCAGCCGGAACCACTTCACTAACTTTAGGAACATCTTCAGGAATTCATGCTTGGCATAATGAATATTACATCAGAAGACTCAGAGTTGGTAAAAATGAATCTATCTATTCCTATCTTAAAAACAAGCACTTTGAATTGGTAGAAGACGAATATTTCAGACCACACGACACAGCAGTGATTGGTATACCACAAAAGGCACCTGAAGGTTCCATTATAAGAAATGAATCACCAATCCAATTACTTGAACGAGTAAAAAGAGTTCAACAAGAATGGATTAGACCGGGTCATAGAAGTGGTTCAAACGCACATAACGTATCTGCAACAGTTTCAATTCGTGAACATGAATGGCCAGCTGTAGGTGAGTGGATGTGGGAAAATAAAGAATTTTATAATGGTCTTTCAGTACTCCCTTATGACGGGGGAACTTACATTCAAGCACCATTTGAAGATTGTACCAAAGAAAAATATGACGAACTCCTTGCAACACTAAAAGATGTTGATTTATCCAAAATAGTAGAGGTAGATGATAACACCGATTTGAACGGAGAGGTCGCATGTGCTGGTGGCACATGTGAAGTCACATTAGTTTAATGGAAACAAAAAAAAATATAGTAAGGGAGAAGGTTAAACTTCTCCCTTCTGATTTTTATATTGAAAATGGGCTCCAAGTAATGACAGAACAATATCATATCAAAAGAGGTTATTGTTGTGGTTCGGGATGTAGACATTGTCCCTTCGAGCCTAAGACACAAAAAGGTAATACGGCTTTATCTAAAAAAACTCAGTAGTATATTTATTTGATATGGCAGAGGGCACAACTTATGGCTTGAAATTCCCTTTCGAAGACTCATTGAGAGGTGATTATCTTCAACTTACAGAATTTCAAGCACAACAAATTAGGTCTGACCTGATTTATCTATTGTTAACAAGAAAAGGGTCAAGATATTATTTACCTGAGTTCGGTACAAGGTTGTATGAATTTATTTTCGAACCAAACGATGGTTTGACATTCCAAGCTATAGAGTCTGATATTCGCGATTCCATAAATCAGTTTCTACCGAATTTGTTGGTGAACCAAATTACAATCGAACCTGCGGAACAATCGATAGAGGTGAATAGTATTAATGAAAAACCGATATCAAGTGACCCTAGACTTTACGATTTATATAGAATCCCTGGAAAAGGCACTGGAGAATATACCGCGAAAATAAAAATAGATTATTCGGTCAATGCACAAACGTTTTCACAGAGTGATTTTGTAATAATCAATATTTAAAAGATATGGCAGAAAGAAACATATCATACACTACAAGAGATTTTGCGGCAATAAGAGTTGAGTTACAAAACTATGTAAGAACTTATTATCCAGAACTTATTCAAGACTTCAATGACGCCTCTGTATTTTCAGTATTTTTAGATTTAAATGCAGCCGTAGCAGATAATTTGAACTTCAATATTGATAGAAGTTTACAAGAAACGGTCCTCCAATACGCACAACAAAAATCATCAATTTACAATATTGCTAGAACCTACGGATTAAAAATTCCCGGAATGAGGCCATCAGTTTCTCTAGTAGATTTTTCAATAACTGTTCCAGCCTTTGGGGATAAAGAAGATGAAAGATATTTAGGAACTCTTCTTAGAGGCTCACAAGTAATTGGTGCGGGTTTGGTTTTCGAGAACGTCGAAGATATTGATTTTACATCCCCCTATAATTCCCAAGGATTTCCCAATCGGTTGAAAATACCAAATTTCAATGCAAATGGAGTTTTAATCAACTATACAATCACGAAAAGAGAGGTTGTAGTAAATGGTATCACAAAGGTTTTCAAAAGAGTAATTACGCCAAATGATGTCAGACCATTTTTCGAACTATTTTTACCTGAAAAAAATGTATTAGGTATTACAAGTGTGCTTCTGAAAAATGGTACCCAATTTACAAATTTACCAACAACAGCTGAATTCTTGGGATTACAGGACAGGTGGTATGAAGTGGATGCTTTAGCCGAGGACAGAATTTTTGTAGAGGACCCAACAAAGGCTACTGACCAACCTGGTATCAAAGTTGGAAGATATATACAAACTCAAAATAAGTTCATTTCAGAATTTACATCAGAAGGTTTTAAAAAAATAACTTTTGGCGGTGGTACAAACACAGCACAGGACGCTTTGGACCAATTTACTACTTTGGGTACTACTTTAGATTTACAGAAATATACCAATAACCTCTCTTTAGGCTCCGCCTTAAGACCAAATTCTACTTTATTTATTCAATATAGAGTTGGTGGAGGATTGAATACCAACTTGGGGACAAATGTTATCAATCAAGTTGGAACTGTTTCTTTCTTTGTAAACGGACCTTCAGATAATATTAACACATCAGTTGTAAATTCTTTGAGATGTAATAACGTCGCGGCTGCGATTGGGGGAGCAAACATGCCAACCTTGGAGGAAGTCAGGAACTATGTTTCTTTCAACTTTTCAGCACAAAAAAGAGCAGTAACTGTATCTGATTATGAGTCAATAATCAGGACAATGCCAGCACAATTCGGAGCACCTGCAAAAGTCTCAATCACAGAAAACGACAACAAAATCCTAGTACAAATTTTATCTTATGATATATCAGGAAAATTAACAAATATTGTTTCTAATACCTTAAAACAAAACATTGCAAATTATCTTTCGAACTATAGAATGATGAACGACTACATCTCTATATTTAGTGCTGAAGTGGTTGACCTCAGCGTCGACGTATCGATTGTTTTAGATTCAGCTCAAAACTCAGGTCAGGTTATTACAAATGTAATCGACAAGATATCCGCATATTTAAATCCTCAAACAAGGGAATTAGGACAGAATGTATATTTGTCTGAATTAAGAAGTATTATTCAAAATACAAACGGTGTCTTGACTGTTGCAAGTATCGACGTATTTAATGAAGTTGGTGGTCAATACTCATCCGCAGAAACTTCTATGGAATATTCAGACCCTGAAACAAAAGAGATAGGACCCGTTGATGATACAATCTTTGCTCAACCGAATCAAATATATCAGATAAGATTTCCAAACAAAGATATTAGGGTTTCTGTCAAGAATTTCCAAACAATCACCTTCTCTTAATCAATTTATTTTGAGGGTTGAAACCCTATACTTCTATTGTGTGTCCTTTATAAAATGACACAATAACTATTTATTTCAAAAGTAATTGATGGGTCAATCTTACAGGATTAGGACGGAACTTGGTATCACAAAATCTATCAATGTAGAATTAGAACAGGAGTTTGAGTTTTTGGAAATACTATCCTTAAAACTCAATCAGACTGACATATACTTAAGGTCATGTAGTGATTACGGGGTTTTGGTAGGAAGAGTCACCGCAAACAATGGATTGGGATTACCAAATGCTCGAGTATCTGTTTTCGTACCAATTGAAACCTTGGATGAATCAAACCCAATTATTTCAAGCATATACCCATATAAATCACCACTAGATAAAAATGAGGATGGTTTTAGATACAATCTCCTTCCATACGAAAAATCATATTCAGTTCATGCGGCCACAGGGACACTTCCTACAAGATTGGACGTTCTAACAGGAAACACCGCTTTTGAAATTTACGACAAATATTACAAGTTTACAGCAAAAACAAATGAGAGTGGAGATTACATGATTATGGGGGTGCCACTCGGTGAACAAACAATTGTCATGGATGTTGACCTTTCAGACATTGGAGAGTTTTCACTAACACCACAAGACTTGATAAGAATGGGTTTAGCCACTGATGCTCAAGTAGCTGGTAACAGATTTAGAACATCTTCAGATTTGAGTTCCTTACCTCAAATAATTAATATAACAAAAAATTTAGATGTCACACCACTTTGGGGAGAACCATCCTTATGTCAAATTTCAATCAACAGAGTCGATTTTGATTTAAGAGACGAAGCTAACGTGGATATTCAACCCACTTCAGTTTTTATGGGTTCGATATTTTCTACATCGGACCAAATGAGACTAAGGCCACCCGCAAAACTTATAGGTTTACCATTGGGAGAAAGACCAAAAGACAATTTTGGTAATCTGTGTTCACTTGAGATTGGAACTGGACAAATTTTAGCACTGAGACAAACAATTAATTTAGATGTTAGTGGAAACCCTATTTTAGAGGAATATAAATTAGAGCAAAACGGAAACGTCATAGATGAAAACGGTGCGTGGTTGGTAGAATTACCAATGAATTTGGATTATTTTGTAACAAATGAGTTTGGCCAGAGAATAATTTCTTACGACCCATCGATAGGAATTCCAACCAAAGGAAAATATAGATTTAAAATAAAATGGACTCAACCCGCAAACTTGACCGAAGGCTCGAGAAGACCATATTATCTTCTCCCCAACGTCAGAGAGTACGGATGGAGCACCCCTGGAAATGACCCAAACATAAATGGTAATACTAACCAAAGAAGACAATTAGCAAGTTCTTATTATTTTGGACTAAGTTGGTCAGGGTACACAGATGGATTTACATCTCAACAAGCGAACACAAGAATAAACGAGATTATTAACTGTGAGGATACATTTTATCAGTTTGATTATAATAGGGTTTATACACCATCATCTCTGATAGACCAATATAAAAACGGAGGAAGGAGTAGATTTATTGGAATAAAGGAAATCGACGATAATTCTTGTACGGATACAGTAAACAAATTTCCTGTGAATGAAGGTTTTAGAAATTTCGATTTACTATATTTTATAGTTTCGATTATTCTTCAAATCTTTCAATTAATTTCAACTCCTCTTATTGTTGTAATACATTTCATTTTGGCCTTATGGGATTTTCTGAACGAAACTAAAGGTATTGTACAAGCATTCCTATTCGCTTTATCAGGGCTTTTTTTGGCTTTAGCTATTTCGAATTTTATACAAGCTGGAAATGCTTATTTCGGGGCTTCTTTACAAGGTTCAAATGTAAATGTAATCGAAGGAGCTTTACTAGTTGTTTATTATAATCTACAGGCGGCACAATTTACCACTCAGGCATTTCAATATCTAACAAACTTTGGTATAACTCTTGGATTTGCAATCGCGGCAACTGTTTTGGGTAGACTTCTACAGGGTAAATCAGTTAAAGTTATAAGTCTACCTGCTATAACATATCCCGATTGTGAGGGGTGCCCATGTACTACTAGGGACGAAGGGTCCGAGTTTATTCAAGTAGGTTATAGTGTTTTATCTCAATATTCGGGATTTTGGGGTTATCTCGAGGGAGTAAATACAAATATTTTGGAACCTTCAAACTTCAATCCTGATGATTTTAATCAATTAGAATTTATGGTAAGCGCCGTATTAGCGGGAAATCCAACCTCACAAAGAGGAAGAAATGTGAATAGAATACAAGAAATCTCAACATATAAAAATCCAATATCAATTCAAGGGTATATTCACAACAGAAGAAACAATTTGAGAAGAGCATATGTATTTTCTAATTATTTACCTTACGGAGAAAGAATTAATTTATTCAATTTAAGACAAAAGTATTTCACGGGAAAAAATCAAATTAGAGTTACTTTTGACTTTACGGGTAATACGGGTTTTCACCTCGACAACACCCTTTGTATTTCACTACAAGAAAAATTAGAGACAGGTCAAATACTATCATTTGTAAACCCTACAAATTCACAGGATATCAATTTCAAATATTTTAACGAAACAAGTAGTATTACTCTTGGAATTACTGGAACACCACTGAATGTAGGCTCATCAGTCTATAATGTGGAATATGCGAATCCGAACGACCCATATAGGGGTATACCTAAATCTTATAATCTTGGTTATGGCTCATCAAACGAAATTTATAGATACGCATCGGATATTGAATATTTTCAAGTTGTTACAGCTATGACCATGGCTCAGGCTTTTCAATATTTCCCCAGTTCCTTTCCGAGTGAATCATTAGCAGATGTTTTGACTTCCAAAACTAGACTCATCCTCAATACAGAGGAAAGATTTGTGGTAAGTCTTGGTTGGGGGGCACCAATAGTCAGTGGCGAATTCGAAAACTCAGATTTGTACGAGGATTTTGACAAACAATATTTAGTAATACTTCAAAGGGGAGTTGACCCTTATTCTCCGAGATATAATAACAAATTTGACTTGAACGTCTTATTTGGTAGAAGTGTGGGTGATAACACTGAGTTAGTTGTGACTGCTAGTACTAAACTTAATATTCCAATTCAGAAGTTGACTAATACCTCTATGACAGTCCAACCTTTTACTGTCAACGGTCAGAGTGAAATTTTTTATCCTTCCCATTTTTTCAGAGGTGGTATAAATGGTTCAACCACAGTTGGAACTCAGTGGAGTGCGTTTACCACTTCACAAATTGGTTTTTATTCCTCTTTAGATGCTTCACAGGTGGTTCCTTACTACACACCTGATGGTTCTCCATTCGCCAGAGGTTACTTACAAGTTACAAATTTGGGAACAAACTATCAAAATGCGGTTATAAATAATCCTAGAGCGGGTAACTTCTTCAACGGAACAATCAGTAATCGTATTGCTTCATACACTTTTGATGAACCAGCAGCGTTCTACGGTCCTACAGAAGATTTGTCGGGAGGAGCGTTTTTTGTTGGTTCTGCCGAAAAATATGAACCCAATGAAACAATAATGTTGAATTTAACATATACCTACTATCCAACTTTCAGTGCAACACCAATGAACATACAAACAAACACTAGAAATATTTTCAGGACTGATAGATTACCGAGTTCTGATATATTGGATGGGGCAAGTTGGTTGATTAATCCTTATCTCCTACAACAAAATTTGAACTTCGGAGTATACTTAATTTCTGATGAAACTGGCTCTGCAGAAAATGTGGAGAACACTTTAGTAAGTACAGGTGCACAACAACCAACAGAGGATATAGGGGGTCAATTTGCGGCCCCTAACGTTTTCGATAGTTTCGATTGTAGTAGAATGGTTAGTTTGTCTTGTTACGATGGAACCGGAACAGGGTTCACCATAAATAAAAATTGTGAAGATACCGATTCGGTCGTTTCAGGATGTTATCAGTTTGTCAAAAGGAGAATAAGGGACATAAGAAAAGATGTAAGAAATTTCAACGAGTGGGCGTATAGGTTCAGATTTTTTTATGGTTTGTGTCGAGGAGTTTTAAGCCAGAGTTTCACAAACAACTGGGTTAATGGGTCTTTGTTTATGTTCCCCATCCAAGTAGATATTACCTATGATTCAAATAATCGAGCAAATCCTCCGAACTATCCTAAACGGGTGACTTTCTTTGATTCAAACACAAATAATTTTTATTTTAGAAGCAGTCCTTTCATTTCTGGATATACACCCTCCGAATTCATAGGTCGTCCTACTAATGTCAATTTTCCTGAGTTTTCATTGAATCGAAGGAATTTATTATTTCCGACCACAATTATGAATTTGGGAATGAAAGACTTTTTTTATTCCGAAATAATTTTGGAACCATCAACAAATGCTTATGTAATGAATAATTTAGGAAACACAAGTTATTCAGACACATCTGATTTGGTCAATCTTTTTGTCATTTCGAGAATTTTAAATAAGACATTCTTACAACAAATGTTGAATTCAAGAGATAATTCAGTGAATTCACTGTTCACGAGAAATGGAAGACCCACAACACCCTTTTTCAATCCGAAAAGTAGACTTGACGCAGACCTGGCTCAGTTATTTTCGATAAATTCTGAGATTGGTTTGATTCCATTTAGTCCTGAGTATTATCCATTTTCTGATACAAACCCTAATAATTCAGTGTTTGTTTATACACAAGGACAAGCAAATCCAACAATCGGGGTGTTTTACTCATCATCTACCGAAAATTTACAAACAAAAGATTTCATAAGCCCTGGTTTGATAGATTTCAGATTTGACCCTAACATTACAGCAGTAGTTTACAAATACGGAATAAAATCTCAAAAAGTTCCTTTCTATCAATGGCAACTAGAACCAGGTGCTGTTACTCAAATTATTTTCGGAAGTGAGTTTAACAATTGGGCAACAACAATTTCAGATATAGTAACCTCACCATATCAATCTTTGGACAGAAGAAATTTAACAACACCAAATTATTTTGTACCATCAAATACTTCATTAGATGTTAATCAACGTGGATACATTTTTAACAAAAATTCACAAGGATTATACAGTGGCTCTATTTTTCCAGGTATGAAAACTAAGTTTATGGTCGGGGCACCATTTCATTTTTATTTCGGAGTTGTGAAGGGTGCCTCAGCTTTAGATAAATTTAAACAAAAGTATCTACCGAATGAATAAGTTTACTCTGATACCAAGTGAATTACAGTTTCCTGAATCACCAACAGTAGACCAATCTCTTCAAATAACTTTGGAGGAAAAACAACAAGTAATCACAGAATACGATAGGAGTGCAACAATAAGTTTAGAACAGGTCTATGATGATGAGAGGCAAGCTTGTACTGTGTTTAGACCGACCTTTAAGGTGGTCTACCTCTATGGTAATACTATCACTGGGACCACAAATTATTTACCTTTCCAATACAATCTTTATTTAGTTGACAACGTAGAATCAGTGACTACAGGTGTTTGGAAAGGATTTCCTCAATTTTATGAGTTTGACTTTTTTAGACCTAATATATCAGACCAACATGTAGATTATTATGCCAAGAGTGCATATACCTATAATTGGTCCTTCTATCTAACTTATGTTAGTCAAAACAATGAGAATGCTTATCTAAGCACAACTTTATGTGCAATCAATAATTGGGTTGCTAAAAATGGTATTCCTTTCACAATAAGTAATATTCAATATCAAGGGTTAAGTTTGATTCAATTCACTTGTATTTCTCCTCATGGACTAACACCCGGAGAATTTGTAAAACTTTCTATTTCTTATGGCAATAACGACCTATTCGAAGTTTTTACGTTAGGTAATGGTCAGACAGATTCTGATAGTCATATTTTTAATGTGTATAACTACGGTTTTACAGGAAACACATTTTCAAATGGTGTGGTGGGGACTTTTAAAAGAATGATAAATCCAGATAACCCCGTCGAGACCTTATCAAAATACTACGTGAGACAACACAAAGTTTTGACCTCAGTCGATGATTTGATTGTGACTAAGGCTGGTTTTGAAAAAAACGTTTTTGGAGAAGAGACAAAATTGGAATTGAGCTCTTTAACGCCAAACAGAATAACTCGTATAAGTAGAAAGACAAGTAGTA